CGGTGGAGCCGGATTGTCCAGTCGAAAATCGTATTCGACGCGTTTAGATTTATCGCTGAGAACGGAATAGGCCTCGTTGATCTTCTTGAAATGCTCCTCACCATTCGGATTCTTGTCCGGATGGTACTCCTTGGACAGCTGGCGAAAAGCCTTCTTGATGTCCGAGTCGGAGGCATTCCTGGCCACCTTTAAGATTGAATAATAGGTTTCAGCTTCCAAATCTGTTCGTGCTTTTCTGGTATAATACTAACATACCGCTCCAGGTTACGGTTTGGTATATAAAAATAAAGGAATTTATGCTTTTGACCGTTACTCGATACGATAAAGAAGTTGCTAATCTCTTCTTAAGGTCAATGACCTTGTTTTTTAGAGCAATGCCTGAATTATCAAAACATCCATTGGTAATCATAAGCGATGATGCTCTACCCATAAAGACAATCGTAAAGTTAAACACTCTTGCTTCTAGCGTAGTCGTATTGAAACCTAAACTTTTTATCTCGGAAAGAATGCAAAAGCGCGCTAACTTGAGCAAGTTGGTAGCAATCGAAACAATCGTTTCGTACCAAAGATACGATCGAGTATACATTGACCCACTAATATTTGTCAAATCCGGTTTTCAAATCCCAGAGGATCAATCGCTATTCTTCAAACAGTACAACGGCCTTCTTTCTATGAAACTTGTGTACTTGAAAGCTGAAACCTTTTTGGGTAATGCAATTGAACTTTTTAAGAAGAACCAAACCTTGTCTACTTTGACAGATATGGAATTTTCGCATATCGTTAGTTCTAATTACCTAATAAAAAGAAAACTCTATCAGTCTTCTATCATCAACGGTAATGCGTTACACCTTTCCAGCATAACCAATGTTAATCTAAATAATTCAATAGGGTTGGATTTATCTGAAATTTTTGATAACAGTCCAAAAGTGAATTCGATCATTAACTCAATAGAAAAGGAAAAGAGTCCAATCTTGATGTCTAGAATAATCAATAAGCGAAACCAGTCAAATTCTATCTTTTTTACTAGTCTTGCTGAAATTGATAAGTCCATTGTAAGCGAAAAATCAAAGATGAAGGAGCCAGTAGTTCCTCTAGTTAAAGCCCCCCTAAAATGCATTATTTCTAGGCCAAATGAATTCAATCCGTTTGAGGCAGTTAAGAAAATGGTAGAATCGAAATTTTCAAAACTTTCTGAGCATGATAATACTCTGGTGATTCTAGGATATAACGTAGGGTTCAATATTACCGAGTACAGAAAACAGTATCCTGGTTGGAAAATTGTGATTTACCAACTGGAACAAGTATTCAATAATATGAGTTTTTGGTACAACATGAATAGCCAACACCCGGGAATAATAGATCGGACGAAACAAGCTAAAAGAACTTTGATGGAGTGCGATGAAATCTGGGACTACGACCAGGATAATATTGAATTCCTTAAATCCGAAGGATTCACTAACATAAAACATTTGCCATTATTTTATTCTGATGCTGTTATACGAGAAAAAAAGATAACCAGAAAAGAATACGACATCTTATTTTATGGATCGATGAATGACCGGCGAGCCGAATTTTTATCAGCATTAGTCGGACGATATAAAATACTGATTTTAGCGCCATCGCAAGATTGCGTGAAGTACAGCAATCATAATTTTGGAAAGTACATGAGAGACTGCGTTTTCGGAGAGTCTCTATTCAACTTAGTATTCAAATCTAAGATCGTTCTGAACGTTCATTATTACGAATCGATTTTGCAGGAACAGGTACGAATATTCGAACTGTTAGCAAACGGAGTCTGCGTAATTTCTGAAAAATCTCGTCGTAATTATTTTGGGTCATTAGTAAAGGAGTTTAGCACGCCGGACGAAATGATAAAGCTATTAGATGAAGAATTAAAAAATGATAAATGGTTCGACAGTAATCGAACCAATAAATTTAAGAATTTTTCAGAAAGGCCTCCAGTAAAAATAGGGGCAGCGTACAATACGTTTTACGGATTCGATTTAATCGATCGGTCATTAGGTTCGATCCGGGATACTGTTGATTACATCGTGCTGATTCACCAGCGTACCGGAATAAACGGAACGACCGAAGAGCCAAAAACTGCAGTCAAAATAAAAAATCTGTTGAAGACCGGCAAAATAGATGAGGTGATCTATCATGATCCGCCTTCCGCAAAATTCAACATGCAAACGTACATTCTCGAAAAACGAAATTTGGGATTAGAAGCATGTAGAAAAAATGGATGCGACTTCATCATGCCAATGGACGCGGACGAAGCTTACAATATGCCTGATCTTTTGGTGGAAATTGAAAAAATGCGAGACGAATTGATCGATACTCTGTATTCTCCGATTCGATCGTATTACTATGACGAGTTTCATTGGTTTCCAGATACGTATTACGTGCCTAGCGTCATTAGGATAGACCATCGAAAATTCGAACTATCTAAATCGTCTGTGCTTGCAGATCCAGTAAGGAAAATGCAAGAGTCAACGTATCGTGTCACAACTGTGCCAATGCATCATTACACATATCTGAAGGATTCATTCATCAATAAGATTCACAAAAATGTTGCCAGCACGGAACCGTTCATTAAGAACAGCATGCAAAAAATCCAGGACTATATTCTTGAATGGAAAGATGGCGATTCTGCCTTAGTTTTTGCTAATGATCTAACAAAAAATGGAGCAGTAGGTCTAGCGCAGGTAGAATTAAACAAAATAACCAAAACAAATAATGAAAAGAAGTCTCTACGAAATAGGTTTATCCACCGGAACAGATAAGGCTACGCAGCATAAATACTGTGATTTTTATGAAAAACACCTAACTGGACTTTTCGATAAAAGTATTTCTCTTTTGGAAATTGGCGTTTGGAAAGGAGAATCTTTACGAATATGGAAAGAATATTTTCAAACCGGTAATATCTATGCAATCGACATTGACCCAACCGTGCTAATTTCAGAAGATCGTATTTCTACGATTCTATGCGATCAAACGAATAGACAAAGTCTTCTAACGATATTCGATAAAATAGAATTCGACATTATCGTTGACGATGGTGGACATAAAATGGACCAGCAACAAATATCCATTGGGTCCTTATTTACTAGGCTCAAACCAGGTGGATTTTACCTGCTTGAAGATTTACATACTAGTTTATGGGAAGGCTATCGAAATTTTGAACCATACGAAACGTCAACACTGTACGGATTAGAAAAATTTCAAACTACTCGAATTTTTGAATTTCCGTATTTAACGCCAGCTGAAAATGCAAATCTTACAGGTATGGTAGAGTTCGTCGAAATTTTCAAAAATACCGAAGACTCAATAACTTCAGTAATTCGTAAGCGTTGGTAATGAAATTAGCGACAGGCTACATAGTATTCGACGGATTGGAAACATTGGAAGGTTCCATTAAGGCCATCCGTAATAACGTCGATGAAATCATCGTTTCGTATCAAAAAGTATCATGGGGCGGAACCGAAGCAGCTCCAGATTTAATCCAGAAGCTTGAGGACTTAAGAAATCGTAAATTGATAGATCACATCATCGAATTTACGAAGTTCAGACCGAGCATCCTGAGGACCCCAGGAGAGGTTCTTCAAGCAAAGAAGTTCGAGCTAAACAAACGACAGGAATGCTTATCCCTTGCTCTGTCACTGGGCTGCACGCATTACCTTTCGATGGACGCTGACGAGTTCTATCGTGAATCTGAATTCTCCGAAGCTAAAAAGCAAATAGAATCTGAGAACTTAGATGCTACTGCAGTCAACTACATCAATTACGTGACTCCGACTCTGCATCGTGGTTATTCTCGGTGGTTGGTTCCATTCATTTATCGGATCACTCCACGAACTCGACATCACGTGATGCAAACTCATTTTTCCGGCATAGATCCAACTCGTGGAATGATAGACGATTCTTACGTTAAATGGAAGGTATTCGATAAGGAAACAATATCCATGCACCACATGGAAATGCTGAGAAAGGATCTTACTGGTAAGTACTTGGCTTCTAGCAGGTTCTTTCCAAATAGGGCTCTTCTGCCGATCTTGGAAAAGGACGTTAGGGAATCGGTTGGTACAGGCATCCTAAAATTCACAGCTTCTCATTTGGGAGATACAAGCAACCCAAAGGACGGCCATCAATTATTCGAATGTGATAATGAATTTGGATTGGTCGTTTAGAATTTACTAATGGTAACCGATCTGGAAAGCACCATTGGCTTCGCAGCTTCGACAGCGGCGGTCATTGCTCCAGCAGAAGCCGGCATCTTCAAGTCTATTGTGCTAGCCATCACCTTTAGTAGGGCGAATAACGGTTCTCCAAGGACTGCACTGTTCTGTATCGAACTTGGTCCCAATACCGTGTTTTGACCGTCAATGTGAACCGTTTTTGCTGAAACGGTTGCTTTGGAACCAGTCGTTACCCTTACTTCTGAATCGGAAACTATTCGAATAACGTTTCCTTCGAGTGCGATTGTCGAAAGGTCGTCCTTGTGTTCAATGATTATGTTAGAAGTATCGTTGTCTATACGGACAAACGATTTCTTAAGTTCCATCTGCAAACCAATCTGCTTATCGAACCAGAACTTTATTTCTTCATCCCCGTCGAAGAGAATGAAATGCGCACCTTCGTATTTCTTTCCTCCCTTTCTTAATTGTTCCTTGATGTCCTCTCCTATTTCTTGGATTTGAAAGTACTCTGGAGAGTATATGTCTCCAGTTGAGAACCTCACCTTGACGATGGACCCAACTTTTGGAATTGATATTGCCCCACCCCTAGCATCTTGACCAAAGAACATCGGTTTTCCGACTGGTACTGCCCACGGAATATGTTCAACTTCCAGATCGTCGAATACTGAAAAGACTCGAACCCTGCATCTGCCCTCGTACTGAGGATCGTCAATGTCTTCGACTTTTCCTAAGTAAGTAGAAACGAATGTTTCTTCTCCTGGTAAACCAGTTATGTCATCTGTTTGGTATTTCATGCTTTATTCTACTTAGTTTGAATTTTCGGATTCTGGATAAACGTCCCCAATTTCCGAAATTTCTTCTGGTTTTGATTCGTCAGGATAAACGTCTCCGAGATCTTCAGCTGGTTTTGAAGGTTCTGAATCGGGATAAGCATTTCCTATTTCCGAAGCTTCTACTTCAACTGGATCAGTTGGATACGCATCTCCCATATCGGAAACACTAGGACTTGCTGGTTCTTCTGGATAAACATCGCCTATTTCTGCGATCTGATCGGTTACTGGATCTATTGGATACGCATCTCCCATGTCGGAAACTGCTGGAAGCAACGGGTCGTCCGGATAAACGTCTCCTATGTCGCTAACTGATGGAGTTGCCTGATCAGCATAGAGATCTCCCATGTTGGAAACTTGAGGAGGCGGAGGTTCAGTAGGATAAACGTCACCGATCGTCGAAGTCGGAGGAGCTGGCGGTTCGTCAGGATAAATGTCTCCAATGTTTGATGTTGCCGGATTAGGCGGCTCAGTTGGGTAAATATCGCCGATCGTATTCACCGGCAATCCTGGAGGTTCCGTAGGATAAATGTCCCCAATATTTTGAACTTCCTGGGTAACTTCGTCCGGATAAAGATCTCCCATGTTAGCTACCGGTGGACCAGGAAGTACGGTTGGGTAAATGTCTTCAATTCCAGCGATTGGCGGAGTTACGGGTTTATTTGGATACACAGTACCTATTGCGGTAACATCGGCTCCAGCCGGTTGGTCAGGGTAAACATCTTCATTGAGATTGCTTACCAACGGAGGTCCTACTACCGGATTTCTTCCGGTCAGATTTCCGCTGACATTATTGAAATCCGTCATGAATTCGTTGAACCCGGTGTAAGCATTGCCTATCACCTTGGTTTCTACGATAGTTTGTATTTCGTTGAGCACTGACCCCACGATTGCTCCTGGCAATCTCGTAGCAGTTTGCATGAATCTAGTTATGGAACTGTTCAACGAGTCTAATGCTCCTGAAAACATTCCCATTTGACGGAACGACTGAGCCTCAGAAAGCGAAACAGGTTCCTGAATGACCCATCCAACGTTTATGTTGAACGATGGTGCGAACGATTTTTCTTCCGTCGAAATCTTGTGATCTGACTGGCTTCCTCCCATGAATCCGCTAAAATCGAACTCGCACATCTTGCATCTGAATTGAACGATCCTTAGCCCGGAAACGAGATCATTTTCGTCCGTCTTGTAAAACTGCCCGGATCTATCGACAATGTCCCTAATTTCGACCAAATCGATTACCATGTCGAACCATCTAAGGTTTTCCGGAACTCGGTAAGACAATCTTTCTTGGTCGTAAATTGCATACCTGTAATTCTCGGCCATTTCGGTGAGTGGCTGCTTTATCGAATCCATGCAATTAACGATAAGCGCGGTCTTTTGATTTCCCTCTTTCACCCTATGCATCGATTTCCAAAGATCGCCAATTCCCTGAATAGACTGGAAGTACCATGGAGAATCCTGAACTTGTTTTAGTTTGACTTTGAACTGTTTCAGTGCTAATTGAGGATCCGTTCCTGCTGTGAATGGGTATCCTCGGTAGTACTCGTTTAACCAGGTTTCCGTCGAATACTCGACCACTTCGTTCTGATTGTTGGGTCGTATTGTCGTATCCCTAGAAACTACTTCTAATGCTGGGTCCCTCAATAAACTCGAATTGGTTAGACCGTCAAACTGTGGATACTGTTCGGCTGGAGGAAAGAAGTCGATCCTAAACGTTAGGAACACAGGATCTTGAAAATCATCGACTGATGATTTTATGAATAGGTTGGTCTTCTTAATTTCTTCTATTCCCTTTGCCATTATACAACGACTTTATTTTCGGCCGTAGGAATCATCCAATGCCGCCTCGATAAACAAACGTTCGTTTGGAATTTCCCATCGTAGTAAGAATAATCGACTGACCGTACATAGTAAAAATCGCTCAGCGATTGGTCGAGCACCATTGCTTGAGGTTTGTTATCTATAGCAGGGATTCCGGTTTTTATCGGATTCAGAATAGGATTATTAGTTCCATCGTCTGCCATGCTATTTGCCAATATTGCTGTTTGCTTGCTCATGTAAATATTGACCTTCACCCTATTTCCTCTCATCACGTTCACACTGAATCCAGGAAGAGTGACGTTCAGTATGTTCTTTTCGGTTTCCAACCAGTTGTGGTGGTTCAATAATTCTGCAAATTTGTACGATGCATGCGCATTGCTGTAGTCTATTCCGCTCCATATTCCAGTCGTAATCGCTGGGCCATTTCCCATGTCTTCGCTGGACGGATTTGCGAATTCTGGAATAGCTGCAGTTTGCGGGGCCATTCCATCATTCGTGACGGTCGACGTAAGTGGTTCGGTGAAATACACGCGAAAGTTAACATCGTCCTGTTTTTTGGGATCTCCGTTAGCTCCGTGCTCGTACCAGTAAACGTACTTTCTTATCGCATGGCTCTTCAGTATGTCACCGTGATTGCTATCGATTGAGAAATCCGAAATGTAGAATTCGGTTTGCACTGCTTCCGGATAATTTGTCAAAATGATCGGTACTTCAATCTCTTCGTCCACCTTCTGTTCTGGGTCTTGCCTACGCTTATCGATTATTGTTTGGTCGATAGCTTGCCAGCCCTTATCGATTTCCTTGTCCCTACTGAACTGTTTTTCGACATTGACGAAATTCAGTATGTAGTATCGATCGATGAAAATATCGAAGAAATTACTGTCATCACGGTACGAGAATTTTCCAACCTGTTGCAAGAACGATTTGTACGTGTAATTCGGAAGGATCCAAGTCATCGTATCGTTCATTCCTTCTGGCTGATTATTAGCAAAGCCCAATTGTAATTCTTCAGCTACTTTTTGAAGAACTTGTATGGATGACATGTTGGGATAAGCTTTCGAATAATTTCCATGAAGGTATGGAACGTTCAATTCGCCGCTCAGGGTATACATGATCGAAGTCGAATTAGGAATCGGCATGGATGAAATCGAAGTTATCAAAAAATCGGCTGCCATGGATTTCAATTTCTTGAGCGGAGATTGAATGAAAACGCTGACGATAATGTTGGATAGAGGGTATCCCCTAGAAGTGAAAATGTATCCGTTGTCCATCAAAGTTACTGATATTCTCGGAATCAAATCGTCCTGCCATATACTTAGGGCCTTTAACGTATGCTTCGTCAGTTTGATCTTCCCTATGTGAACGATAGGTTCCATCATACCGGCTCTCTGCCTAAATCCCGAAACTTCGCCGTCGAATAGCTTACGATTTGCATCTTTAGCTTTGCTGCTTTCGAAATCGGCGTACTCGATGATAGTCGGTCGTATCTTTGGAGTTGACCGGACTAATATTCTATTCTGTTCGGCCATGTTATACTAGTTTATTTTTTATCAAAGTTTCTTTGAGTTTCGCTCTGGAAACTGGTTCTGGACAATCTTCTTTCTTCACGTTCGTAACGTCTGACCCAAATATGATCTTTCCATTGGCCAGTTTAACTCCACTGTCCAATGCTAAGTTAGGCGGAACTGGAGCAGTATTTGCCACCTGGTAAGCAGAGGTGAGTGGACCAGTCCCGGAATAATTACCTCCCTGAAGAATAGTGGACAACTGTCCGTTGAAACCGGTAAAATTACCACTCTTGAGAAGCATTTCCAATTTCGCTAAGTTCCCATTAACTGCATTTCCTCGTTGCAACAAGTAAGCCAATCTAGCTTTGTCCTTTCTTGTTTTAGGAGCAAGGACCAAATTAGCCGATTTCTTTCTGGTACCGGTTAATCCAGAAAGACTTGCAACACTACTGAATTTCGCTAGATCTTCGGAGCTTGGGATCCTTAGGATGTCTCCGACGTTTATTGAAAATGGATTGGAATAACCGTTATATTTCAAAAGGAGGTCAGCATAACTTTGATCCTGGTAGAAGTAATTAGCAATGAGATCTGGCCGCATGGCAGTTTCTTCCGAAACGACGTATGCTTTTCCAGTGTTCAATCTCACTCCAAGGAACGATACTGCCCTACGGATTAGATCCACGACCACGTCACCGTTTGGTTTGGTGAAGTACAGTTTATTCGATAATGTCTTTAAGTTAAGCATTGCTACTGTTAGGTTTTATCGGACGCTCTATCGAAGTACAGCCATAGCATCGAATCGTCCATTTCTCCAATTTTACTTATGTCGGCTGAAGATTTTCCGCTACCGTCCGCGAAATTGTATCTGTACGCTCTTCTTATTCTACTACGGTACCTTTCGAAAGAACTTGCGCCAACTGATTGAGTTATGCTGTCAATTTCGGTTTGTGATAGGCCCTTAGCCATAGCAGACCATTCAGTGTTATTAACTTCACCGAACGTATCGTTTGCCGAAGAAGGATTACGCATTTTGTTATACATAAGTTTAGCTTCTCCAAGGTTAAACATTCTTTCAATCGAAGCTTTATCCCTAGGTTTTCCTTGTGCTAATCTTACAGTAAATGTGCAACCCGTCGGAAAATCATCAGGCCCCATTTCTTCATCGAATTTGAGCGAACAATTGCTGCATACTAAATCTCCCATTGTAAGAATTGGGTTCATTGGATTTCCAACTACTAGATGCCATTCACCGATTGGTCTATCAGACAATGCAGATTTTACCGAAATCAATTTAGGGATTGCATCAGCTAGCAAAGAAGCAGTACCTGCTTGAATAGTTTTTGTTGCGGCTTCTCCTAATTTGCTCATATCTCCAGTTGTAGCACCCTTAAGAATATCTGCGCTAGCGTCAACGGTTTGCGACATAGCCTTTTTTACAGCATCAATAATCGGTGACATTTGCTGTATGAAATCTGATAAATTACCATTGAATCTCGTTCCCCAATCCGTAAGTAATTTTCCTAAAGTTTGAGTCGTTGTTTCATCAAATTTTACTCCAAGTCTAGGAAAATATCTTGCTAGCTGACCAAGAAATTGAGCGTCATTGTACGTTAGATTCAAGAAGCTCGCAATTAAATCCAGGGCAATTATTTTTGGGCTCAATCCATTGAATGATCTGAATGAATAATGAAAGCTTATTGTGAATGGATTGCTCCAACCATCTTGCATTCCACGAGCTCTCCTAGTTGAGCTGTTTATCACGTTAACTGGACCGTATATCCTATTCCAATACGGACCTTCTGCCGTATACAGTTTCCTTGAGTATTCCTGCAGTCTTGCTTCCTGTTTACTTAATTGCTGAAGCTGGGCATCGTCTCCATTCAATCCAACGTAAATTGATTGAATTGCTCCTGATAATTTCTCTAGCCCAGGGATTTTATCGAAAACATTCGCAATGTCAGTCAATGTGACTTCGTTACCTTCGATCATTTGTGGTTCGTCGATCGTCAGTGTTTCCCAACGCATTCCCCAGTTCATCACACCGATGTTTGAAAGAACATTGTCTGTGCCTTCACCGAACCATGTAACAGCTTGAGCAATCGGAAATGGATTCTTTTTTCTGGGGGCTCTTAGCAAATCGTCTATTGGAAATGGGTATCGCCTTAGTGTTATGAGGCGGTTGTTCGGAATCTTTCCGTAGTTCTTGCAGAACATGAAATCCGTCATTGCATAAGGTTGAAAACCAGTAACGCTGTCCATCGATTGAGTCTTTGACCAATCTATTATCGTGCTTGCCGTTGGATTCGCAAGCGTGGAAGCGTTTTTGATTGCATAACTAGCACGTGATCGTCGATATTGATCTAATAACGAAACATTGTCTCTGATTGCTTGTTTAACACTATCGGTTGGCAAATTTTTTGCCATTGTAACTTCTAGCGTTTGTTGGTCAATTTTAAGTTGATTCTCTATTCCGGATTCAACAAGATCGTTTAATCTTGCAGTTTCATCATGCGGATCAACTTTATTTTTAGAAGCGTAACCGATGAAATGCGCATCTGGCTGATAGATTGCTCCATTGATGAATTTGGAGTACTTGAAGATTGAGAACTTGTTAAATATCGAGTCCACATCGGCCGATATTAAGGACCCGCCAGAGGAACTTTTATCCTTCTTGTAGTCTTCGGACAAGTTCAGGACCAAATCTTCCTTTGGAACTTTAGATAAAGCTTCCAGGTAATTTATTCCGCTGAAAATTTCGCTGACCAGGTAATTGGGTTTATTCACTACGCTCATCGAATCGTGTTCCTATTTTTGGTTATTTATTTACAGACAAACACGAATGACATGGGAAGAGCCATTCACCATCGGATGAATCAGAAACGATTCGATTATTGAAATGAAGTAACTAGTGATCGATAGGTTTGGTGTCACCTGGAATCATCCGATCATCTCGTGGAATCAAGATCAGGATTAGGTATAGCTTTCCACCGACGTTCTGCATCCCCGCCTGTTCCCCTAGCTAACTGTACTGTGATAGCTTTCTGTTTTAGGTAGGTCAAAGCTTCATCGTACTCTCCGTCATTCACCAAGTTCTGAATTTCCGTTCCGTCCGATTCAGACAATTTTACTCTGTATACGATCGGCCAACGCTGAGGATTAGCTTGAGCTCTCATCTTTAACATTCTGATGATGCTGTTGTACTTCTTTCTTTCCGAAGTATTCCTTCCCTCTTCGGGAAGAAGTCCAGCTTTGAAGAGAGTGTCAAAATCGACCCAATCGGCCAATGATTCAGGTTCCTCGATGAAAGAATCGATTCCTAGACAATCGGCCAGACCGAAGTACCATTTTTCCTGTGGAACTGCAATCGATTCGTTGAATGCTGCAAACGATGTTATTGCTTTAGAATTATTCACTTTTTCGTAAACTTCGTCTTTTTCGTCTCGTTCACGATACGGTTCCAAATTGTCGCCGTACAGACCGGGAATCACGCTAACGTTTTCGTCGTTCAATTCTATTGCATTGGCTAACGTGACTTCGTATCGCTTGACGTCTGGTTCGTACCTCGTTGAGTACACCTCGCTAACTTTCGCTTTTGCCCCGGCAATAGCTTGAAACAGTTCGCTCTTTAATTCTTCGCCGGTCGCTTTTATCTTAACGACATCATCGACATTAAATTCCATTGTTAGGTCTCTTATTTTCGTTTAGGAACTGCGAGAAGTTCATTATCGTCATTGAGTCCTCGTAAACGCTACGTTTCTTCTTTTTCTTTTTCTTCTGAGTGTTGAAATCTCCAGAACCGAATTGATTTTCGGTGGGAACACGAATCGGTCCAGCACCGCTTATGGATCCTGGAACTTGAATAGAAACACCCGGAGCAGTTCCGCCTCCTTCACCATCCTCAGTTATCGGAGAAATTACAGGTTGTTTCTTATTGATGACGCTCGGCCCAGGAATGAACATCCTTGAGATGGCATCCGCTTTCATTTCGCCTTCTCTTCCGCCGAATAGTCTGCCTATGAATTTCGCGGCAGTGTTCAGGGTCTTAGCATAGGCTCCATGAGTTTTCTCTCCGAATTCTGACCAAGCTCTCCCAGCCGACGTCATGTTTGGTTGAGCTGCTGGAAAAGCACGAAGTATTGAAGCTAACCTCTTCCTGAACTTCATTATCAAGCTAGCATCGGCGATCTGCTGACCGGTAACTGGTAGGTCGGTCAGTTCGTGTAATTTTAGCTTGGTGTTGAACTTGTAATGAATTCCCTTGGCCTTGTCCAAGTTTAGAGACTTATCCTTGGCCCTGTTTATGAGTTCGTTCACTGTTCTAGCAAGTTCGTCGGTCAAGTACTGAATGACTTCCGGCGAAGAAATGGACTGAAACTTGTAACGAGGTCCTTCCGCTCCACGTAAACCGTTGATTTGCTTTTTGATCTGGTCCGCTTCCGCATAGATTTCTTCTTCTGTCGTGAATAGCCGGTACCTCATGTCCATGATCCTTCTTAGAATCACGGCTTCCTGCTTGTTCCTGAGAGCTTCTTCCTTTACTTGGTTGAATTTTTCTTCTCCAATCTTGTCCTTTATTGTCTGTTCAGCTTTAGCTTTCGCTTGTTTTTCTCCGGCTTGAACCTCTGATGGGTAAATCTCGATCACCTGATCGGCGATTTCGAACGTATCGATTACCTTTTTTGCACTGTGAATCTTTGCATCTTCCTGAGTATCAGCATCCTCAATGTGAGCGATTTCAGGTTTAATCTTTTCGCTGAGCACGGTCAAAAAATCCATGTACGTGTTTGCGAATTCGGTTTTCAGGTTAGTTATGTCTTCCATAACCTCGTTAGCGATCTTGTGAATTTCTTCGTTATCGATGGTTTGGAAAGCCGAATAGATCTTTTCTAGAACTTGAATTCTAGCTGCTATCCTAGCCTTGGCAACGATTAGTTCTTCAAGGCGATACTCATCGATAGGATCCTTCGACATTATGGTTGAGATCTCGGAATCTATGTCCTCCCGTCTTTTCTTGCAGTACGCTAAGTACCTCTTGATCTTCGCCTTAGAAAATTCGGTTCCGAGTTCCTTTTCAAGAATCGGTTTCTTAAGGTCCTGAGCAATGTCAACTATGCCGCGTTCCAATAACTGGTCGATTAGGTAATCCACCTGATTCCAATTGTCGGTGCTTTCACCATTGTCTCCAGTTTTCAAACCGGCCTTGCTTAGAGCGTCCCCAATTTTGATCAGGGTCGTTTCCAGCAATAAATCTTCAAAGTGTTGAATTCTGTTTATCTTTAGAAACATTCTCAAAATTATTTCATTTGCAATAGGTACTGAACCTTATTCTTGAGGTCGAGCATTTCGTCAACGATGTTGAACAGTTCCGAATCCTTATCCCTATCGAAAATTTGGTAGAACATTTCCAGCAGTATGCTATCGACGAGCTGCCAGAAAGCGGGTAAAGCAACCTCGTAATCGTAGAGCATGATCGATGCCTGTCCGAATTTTAATTTGTCCTTACCGTACTTACCTGCGATTGCTTCGATAAGAGTGTCCATCTGACCGATGAACGTATCATAGAATAAGCCGAAATGCCTGTGCTCCGTGTCGAAACCGGTTTGCAGGTGAAGGATTTTTGCCTGATCGGCGATTTGGAATAGAGATAGCATAAAAACTGCTACTGTCGATTCCTTTTGATTCTGTGGTTCTGTTACGTCAGGGGCATCCTGTTCCAGCTGAGGATCTTCTTCTCCAACTGCTAAAGCTTCGATCTTAAACATTTTTCTGCTTACGAATTTTTTGATTTTTCTCCCATGTTTTGAACGGAATCACCCAGAAGTTGCGTTCCACTTTGCTTTTAACGTAGTCGTAAACCGGATTACCCTCAGGATGTTGGAGGACCGCATTCTTTAAGGGTTCCTTACCTTCTCGGTATCTTTTAGCGTTTAGGTGAGTCTTTTCCATGTCTGGATTATTTATTAGCGGATGCTACCAATAAACCGGTATCAAAACTTTATTTCAAGTGTTAATAAAATAGATACATAAAACTGTAATAACGCAACGTTAATGAAATTTGAAGATCTAACCAACGACGACATCCAAACGGTCTCCGAGTTATACAGGAACACGGATCTCACCTGGGATGAACGGATGAATAGATTGAGCAACTACCTTAACAAATCTGAACGCACAGTTGCCAAATGGTTATCCAGATTAGGATTGACCGAAAGATCTATAATCGAATCACCGCAACTCATAAAAGCAAAGGAACGACAACTCGGAGAGAAGAATCGATTCCTCATTACTTGGGCTCAAAATGATACTCCAGTAAATGAAGCTTTCATTTCCAACATGGAAAAGTACGCGGAATACATCGATGCCGACATTCACGTGATAGCCGGCCGATACAGGAATCCAACATCAATCTTCACGGACAAGAATTACGATACTTGGTCAGAACGCATTGAGAAGTACTTGGATGCTAACAGGCATAACGTCCACAAGCACATGTGGATCATGTCCGACATCAAAATTCAACCGACTGCAACTGACCCGATGACGGGTCTTCGTGGTTTAACTGGAGTCAACTCATGCGTGTTCGGATCGCCGAAAGTTCAGTTCGAAACGGTCCCGGTTCTCGAGGGAAACCTCCCAAAGATCATGATGACTACTGGTGCATGCACAGTAAGAAATTATACAGATTCGAAATCCGGTAAAAAGGGAGAGTTCCACCACACTCTAGGTTTCGTCATCATTGAAATCAAGGATGAATCCACTTTCTTCGTTAGGCAGATAACTGCAACGGACGATGGAAACTTCACGGACCTCAACACCAAAGTTGAGTACGATTTCGAAAACGAAGAGAGTACGATACGTAAAGTCAATAAGCTTGCTGCCATAGTTTTCGGAGACGTTCACTTCGGCCAGCACGATCCTATCGTTCTCAATAAGACTCTGGAATTCATGGAGATCATGAAGCCTGAGCACGTCATTCTACACGACGTATTTGATGGCCTTTCAATAAATCATCATGACATCAAAAATCCTTTCGTTCAATACGAACGCGAGATGAATGGGACCAACACGTTGAAGGACGAGGTCGAGTCGCTTCTCGAAGGTTTGGAAAATTTCGAAGGCTCGTTCAAGACAGTCATCGTTCGCGGAAACCATGACGATTTCCTTGACAGATGGTTGCAAACTTCCGATTGGAGAAAGAGCGGCACCTTGAAGAACTCGCTCGAGTACATGGAGTACGCTGCTCTGATACTAAGCGGAAAAGCAAAGAACGGAGTTATTCCATACCTCATCAAGCAGAGATTTCCAGATTTCATAACTTTGGACCGTAACGACAGTTACGTCATTAAGGATTGGGAACTCGGTCAGCATGGAGATCTAGGAACTAACGGTACGTACGGTTCCATAAATCAGTACAGGAACTTGAACACCAAAATCATTGTCGGTCATTATCATTCGCCTGGTAGGAAGGACGGCGCACTCGCCGTGGGGACTTCGACCAAACTAAGAGTGAATTATAACTTTGGTCCTAGCAATTGGCTACAGTCACACGTAATCGTCCATGAGGATGGTAAGGCTCAGCACATTAACTTCACGAACGGCGAATTCACAACACTTCTTTAATCTCTCTCGTACTATTTTACATAAAAAAAGCTCCTCATGGAGCTTTTTTTATGATTCCATCGCGATACCAGAAGTTCCGGAAGTTCCGCTAGAACCTGAGGTTCCCGGTTCCGTTTGTACTGGCATTCCGTCCTGATGATATTCTTAAGTTTTTTCCTCGAGTATGAGATCGATCGATTCGTCGACCTCTATTACTGGAACGCCAGGAGATTTGAATTGTGATAGATCAATCGATTCGTTTAGCTTCTCGTTCAAGTCTCTGTTCATGTTGAAAAATTCTGAGTGAATTGCTGCTGGAGCCGCTGACTTGAATGACTGGTAATCGTTGTCCTTTACTGAGGTCATTATCGAATCCTTAACTCCCGCATTCGGAAGTTCCATCAATCTCAAATCCTTCTTTAGATTGAGGTTACGAGATCTTTTCTTTGCCAGTTCCAACTGAAGAGCAATGTCGCGAATCCTACTTTTGTTTGCAGCAATGATGTTAGGTTCGTAATCTGGGCGAATTTCCTTCAGTAAGTTTTCGACCTCTCCGTCCGGTACAACTACTGGTCCGATCATGAAGCTTGGGTAGATATTGACCAATTTGTGAAGAGCATTCACGACAGTTTCCTTTTTGAAAGGTTTGGTCTTATTCGTTGCTCCGCTGTGAACGCAGACCAACAGGCAAGGAAGACCGTTCTCGTTGAACAGGCCCTGTGCCGATTTTATGTGACCTGGGTGAATTGGTTGAAAGTCAGAGATGATCAAGTTTACCGGTTTAGTCTTCCTATCCTCAATTCCTTTGAAGCTCTCAAAATAACCAGGTTCCTTATCTTCACCAATGAACTCGCTGAACGTTGGGAAGTAATTTTCGTAAATTGCATCTCCCATGATTACTTTGCTAATTTTGTCTACCTGATCGTTCAGGTTGTCCTTCATTTCCTTGGTGAAGAACGTCGAACTTACTCGAATTTTTTTCTTCCTAAACATGTTCAGGAAGACACGATAGATTTCCTTGAAGTTCGGATTCGACTCGATTATTTGAGTCACTCTAGCGTCATTGACCAATCCGAAGTTAACGTTGAAATCTGCACGCTGTAAGAAGTCCGGAATTTGAATGTCAAGGTCCCTGTACTTCTCTCCGAATTCCTTTATGAATGCCAAGTAAATGTGATTGACTAGGGAAATGTACTTCTCTTCGTAAGTTTCTCTAGCCAATTGTATGTTGCGTAGTTCGCTCAATGAGTACTGTTCTATGAAGTTCATCAGGTCGATGACGATGATCCAAATGTAGTCATCGCTCTTCTTTTGATTCTTGTCCGCCGCTCTGGCCTTTGCATTCGCTTGAAATGCTGGGTCGACCAATTTTGCTAGGAACACAGGTTCCTCAGTTTTCTTTCCGTCCTCGTAAAACCTGAATACAACTCCCTCTATGTCTTTATCGAGTGAATCACGTAGGAACGTTGCTTTCATTTTTGGATTGAGAACCGACATGATGTACTTGGTGAAAGAAATGGTCTTGAACTTTTCTACGAGCTCGTCGAACGGAGTGTAAACGAACTCCTGAATCTTGTTCTTCTGTTCGTCAGTCAGCTTTCCCTGGAAAATGATAGGTGGTCTTTCTATTCCTAGAAGGTCGGCCCATTTGTTGAGTTCTTCCTTGCTCTGAATGGTTTCAGAAATGCTACCGTTCTGATCGAGAATGTGAATGTAACTGAGAATCAATTTGTTTTTTGGAAGACGGTCGTATGCGATGACCTGCGCTTTCTTATTCGCGAAGTACTCCATTCCGAACATGTACGGAACTGGGATCTTTTCTATCGTTTCAGGAGATAGGCTTTCGAAGTACTGTACGGCAGGTTCGAAGTACCTGCTCAGAACTCTGTCGATGTACGAGAGCTCGCCGTTCCTTTTGAAGTACTGGAATTTGGACGAATTTGGATCGCGCTTCACGCCAAAGAAGGCTCCGTCCATCTTCTCGTTGATGATGATGGATTTATTAAGGAGATTCTCTATGAATGCCTTACCTTGTTTGTCTAAAACGTCCTTTAAGTGTGATAGCCCTGGCATAATCTTTACTTTTTAGTCTAACGGCCCGAAGTCTCCACGACTCATTGCTTGACCGAATTCCCTTTTTCCATGCGAGTCCAGATCAATGCTAATGTGAGTGATCAAGTCAGCAACTTCCGAATTTCCTTCTAGGTACGAAATCAATTCGTTAGGAATGATGTTCTGAGACGTGGTTTTTCCACCTTTTGCTGTCAATCTCTTTTCGATTTCGTTGTACCTCAAACCTCTTCCGCTAGCCTGCCAAATATAGAACGAGACTTCTTTCTGATTCTCGTCCTTGTAATAGTTCTTGTAGAATTCTTCAATCTTCAGGAGTTCGTCCGAGATAAGTTCGAAAGCTGCGTCAGGCCCGATTTCTTTTATGATTCCGGGTCTGTTAGAAATGATGGTTGCTACGTGAGAAGCATGCCCGTGAATGTCAGCTGGGTAGTGAATCGTTTCCAATTTCGGACACAATCCGATTATAGTTTGCAGTTCGGATAAAAATTCCGCTGCAGGTATTCCTTTGAATGGGGTCTCTAACGATTCATTTACCTCGAAAAAATTCTTTACGAATTTCTTAAGCATTTACCTTTGATAATTTTTGTTATTTATTAGGTGGAATACCTAAAAGCCTATAACATTCTGCCGTAAATGCCACGTCTGAATCATCGTTGAACCTCTGAGTGGTCTCGTTGAAAGTGTTGGTAATGAAACTTAGTTCGTTATTCCATGGTCGATAGTCCAAGCTAGGAAGACCAAATTCGAGAAAATGGCCGAATTGGTGAAGCTCTTCTTCGGTTGAGTGAGCTCCGTCGAATATGTCCTTTCCTCTATTATCATTAGTTTGCCGATTGACCTTGATGAAAATGGTCTTGCAATTACGATAGAGATCCGAATTCAAAAGAGCTTCGTATTCTTTTCTTGCTCTTTCTGGGGTTAACCTGTGTCGAAGGACTGCCCATGTGTACGCTGAAAGTATCGCTCTATCGAAAATCCAAGTATGGCCGGCATAGTCCGGTCGTAAATTCATCTCCATGATTGACATGATGTTGCCGAGACTGAAATAATGCAAAGCCGGAGTTGCATCGAGATCTTGCAAACCCAACGTTTTGATGTGATTGGCAAAGTAGAACTTGTAGTACTCGACCCCATAGAATATCGGGTCCAGCGGATATTGTTCCCGTTGGGATTTGAGACTCTTTAGAAAATTCTCAATGAGGTAAGTTTTGCCGCATGAGCGCGGACCTTCTACGAATAGTATCATGTCAATCGGATTCTTTCCGGTTTACCGAGGTACCGTATGATTTCGATGGCGGACAATGGCAGTTCGAAGATTTTTGTCTTGTCCACGAAGAATATAGAAACTTGCAACTTGGACCCGCTGAGAACTGCTGCGTACTTGGTAAGTTCGGATATTGAGTCCTCGTATATGGTTACGCTCTTAACTGTCGGATTCTCGGCTAAAAGTTTTGATAGAACGTCTGCTTTGTTACCATCACGTTCGCAGAAGAAAACTTCCGTGAATTGACAACCTTGTTCGGAAAGCAATCTCATCACCTGTTCCTTGTTAGCGATCTTTCGATTGGTGATGAGGTAGTTTGGATTTTCAGTTTCTCTGGTCTTTTCGATGACGTTCTCTATTGCAGGAATGTGAAAATCAGGAGATAAGGACCTTTCTGAATCGTACCATTCGTACATAGTCTTGCCCTTCGGTTCCAATGAAGCGAAGTTCTGCGTTCTGAACATGGTATCGTCGAAATCGAATACGTTAATGTGTTTCAGGTTGCTCATTTTCGAGTAGGTATGTTGTTTCTGGAGTCACTACTGAGACTCTCTCTTGAAATAATTGAACTCTCAGCAATTCTGCAAGCTGCAATGCTTTTTTCAGTATTTGATCCTCAGTTCTCGGGAACCGCTGGTAGTTAATATACCCAACAATCACCCCAGGTTCCCAGCCCTTTACGTACCTAAACTCAGTTGGAGTGATTGTAACGCAATCTCCTAAGCCTCTTTCGTCAAGGGTATTCACGAACTTGTCGCAGATTTCTCTGACCTTCTCTATCGTGTGAATGTGATCACCGTATTCGGATCGAAGTCCGACCCAAATCTGAACATTGAATGATTTGACAGTTCTCATCATTATAGTTTACTTCTTCTACTGATAAATAACTCAGTAGTTTAACAATACTTCACAAATTTCGCATGGACAGATCGTTAAGACGCTCACGAGAGTACGATGGTAATAGGTATCACCTGATCAGGGACTGCGTTCAACAGCAAAAGCCTTTCGCCATATACAATTTTACGTCAATGAAGCAGTACAACGAGTTCCTGAATGACTTGGACACGTTCGAGAAGCTGAATTACGTGATCCAAACAATCACGTCGTTGTCCAAGATCGAACAACGAGTGCGCATGGTGTACCCAAGCATCTTCGTTACCAACGAGGGAACGTCCGTGTCCATTGATGAGTTCAAGGAAATCATTCGTGGATCGCTTGCTCACTACAATTTGGACTCTATCGTGTGCTTGTACGACGGAGCCGTCTCAGTTTTCTATCGTAACGGTGACCATCACTCAATTGGTAACACCATCTACGGCAGTAACCAGATCAACGAATTCCAGAGCGATTTCTATCAAATAGAAAGCATTTATTACACCTTCCTGACGTAAAACTTCCACACAATTTTAGGTAAAATACTAAGATGGAAGATGAAAAACCTAAACGAACGTTAGCCGAGGTCTTTCGTGACAAACGAGAAACTTTTTCGGGAGAAATACAGAGCGGAATCAGGCTCTTGAGCAACATCAGGAACATACCTGATGTCCAGGTCACCTTTTTGAGCATGAGACAGCGCCTTCTTGAGGAAAATCACACTCTTTTGGAGCATTTTACTCAAATGAAGAAGAAGTATCGTGAAAAGAAGGGTGAAGAATGGGCCGACGCATCGAAAATAGGTCAGATTCGTTACCAGTCGACCGAAAAGGCGACAATAGTCGATGGAAAGACCGCAGAGTTACGAGAAAAGCTCGAACAGCTCGAAAATCAGATCAAATTTTACTCAGAATCGATCGTAACGGTCGATTCAGTTCTCTGGGGCATTAAAGACCGTATTGCCGCTCAGAAAATTCTCGACGGCAACTAAAAACATCGAACGCGCTTGCTAGTATTTGACGTAACTGCAGATAAGCAGTACCTTCAGTTAGTACACCATGACACCAAGGGTGAATTAAAGGATCTGCAGCTCTACTTCAAGAAGAGGCAACAGGGATACTTTCACAACATTCTTTACAAGAGAAAACTTTGGGACGGGTACGATAAATTCATCGATGACCACCATCGAATCGGTATCGGTCTGTGGCGAGAGGTGTACTACTTCGGCGAAAAGTACGATTACGAGATAGAAATCCGTGGATTGGACAGTCTTTTGAACCTGGAGTTCACAAAGGACAAGTCAGACAAGTTCGCGTCAGTAATGTTGGACGGAACTAACCCCCAAATCGAAGCCTACGATTATCAATTGGAAGCTCTTCACCGTGGATTGAAGTACAAGTTCTGTGCACAGGAATTAGCGACCTCAGCAGGTAAGACCCTGATCTTCTTTTTATACTTATCGTTCCTGAAAAGAAAGGGAATCATTTCAAAGGACAAGAAAGCAATTCTCATAGTTCCGAAAGTATCCCTGGTCAATCAGACAGCTGATGCATTCGAAACGGAATATCAGACGGGGTTGGTCACCTGGAACATTCACCGTATAGGAGGGAAGAACGAATTCTCCGAGAAGAAATTTGCTAATTGCGATCTGGTCATCACCACCTATCAGAGCGTCATTCTCGACGACGGTACTCCAGCCAAGCGTGGAAAAAAGAAAATAGAACGTAAGACCAAGCCGGAGTTCTTCAAGAACTTCAGCGTCGTTTGTGTAGACGAATGTCACACGAGTCGAGGAGATTCGATTCGCAACATCCTGTTGGCCAGCATCAATGCTGAGTACAAGTTGGGACTCTCCGGAACCATACAAATAGAGGAACAGTTCTCGGACTTCTTCAAGATTCAGGAGTTCTTGGGTCCGCTTAGCATGAAGGTCAGAGCGAAGTTCTTGATGGACAACGATTACTCTGCTGACGTTCATGTCAAAATGCTAAAGCTCAAGTACCCAAAGGACGAAACGTTCGTTCAGAAGTATGCCGAGCTGAAACAGATGGAAGTTCATCCTCCTGGGAAAGTGATGTACGATATGGAAAAGGAATTCATTATCTCGTACGAACCTCGAATCAATTTCATTGCGAAGCTCTGTGAGAATTTGCAGGGGAATAAGTTAGTCCTATTCATAAACGTTAAGGACAAGTACGGGCAGCGAATTCAGGATAAGATTCACGAAACTAACGAGAACGTTTACTACATAGATGGAGGCGTGAACGATGACGATAGGAGCGACTATCGAGAAATTTTGGAAAATTCAAATAAATTTTTAGTAATTGAATTAGCTGATAGATTCATTAAAATTAACCAATATCAATTTGTACAGCTAAATGATGGTTCTAGAAAATACGCAAAGGATTTAACAGAAATTGATGAAATCTCAGATGCATGGGTAACTTTACAAAAGTGTCAATATAAATAAGTAAAAGTTCACATTTTGTACAGGTATGAAATTCAAAAATATAAATTACTTCTATTCACAGTTCATTAATGAATTGGGAATGCCTGACGATGACCTCAAATTATTTGAATATTTGACTTTTTTATTACGGTATTCCGAAGTGCACGATAGTACGCAAACAGTTGAATATACTGAAAATCATCATATTCTTCCTAGATCGCCATTTAATCAGCACATCAATGCAAATTGGAACATCGTCAATCTTGTTTATTTAGATCATATTTTTGTTCATGAATTGTTAGCACAAGCGTATAATACCAGACAATTTTTGCGAACATTAAATTTTATGAAGAGTGATATTTCTAAGAATCATAAAATTTTATCGATTGCAGCAAAGAAAGGATGGATGAAGTTAAAGAGCAATATTGAAATTTATGAAAAATGGAAGTTAGCTAGACACGAATTTTTAAAAAATATTTCACTGACAGAAAGAAGTCGTAGATCAAATAAAGCATGGGCTAAAATAAAAGCAGACCCTTTAAAGTATGCGGCACGATGCAAACAAAATAGTGAGAACTGGAGCAATGATTTACGTATATTAAAAAGTAAACAAATGAAAGAATATTTTACAAATAATCCAAAGGAAAGTTCAAATAGAGGTTTGAAACGATGGGCATCGGCTGATACAGAATATCGTAAAGCATTCGGCGAGAAAATAAAGAAATCGTTATCAACTATAATAGTAAAAGATAAAATAAGTACAAAATTAAAAGCTAAGTGGAATGAACCTTTATTTAGAGATAAAATGAAAAACCGTAAAATTCGGCAATTCAAGTATCTTCTTATTTCGCCACTTGGCGAAGTTTTTAGACGAGTTGGCGTCCAATCTATACTTGATGAATTTAATTTTTCAGCAAGTTTATTTAGAAAATTTACGAATTCTAATAAGCGAGTTAAATCAAAGTATCTTAAATGTGAGAAAGTTCGAAATACAATAGGTTGGACAATTAATAAAATAAGCTGATTAATTTAATATGGCAAAAATAGTATCATTAAAAAATATAGAGGAGAATACGAAGGAGGCAACTGGCGTTGTGCTAGTTGCCTCCTATTGAGGTCGGAACGTTTTCTACTGGAATAAACTTGAAGAATGTCAACTACATCATATTCGCCGAAAGCTACAAATCTGAAATCACCGTTCGACAGTCAATCGGCCGTGGAATGCGTAAGCTGAAGGGAAAGTACAAGATCACCATTTTGGATCTCGTTGACGATCTTGATGGGTACATCGTGAAGCACGGAAAAGTTAGGGAAAAAATCTACAAGGAACAGGAATTTGTGACTTCAAAACACGAGTACGATCTGACTCCGTTTAGGTAAAGTTAAGCGACTCCTTCTCTCAGGTAATCGTAGAACCATTCCTCTCCATTTTCCTTGAACTTTTGAACCCTGGCGAGGACTTCTTGTAAATTGGAATCAATTGATTGCAATTTTTCCAATTCGTTAGTAAGAAAGGTCCTTATTTTTTCAGCTTCTTCCCTAAGCTCCTGTACTTCATAAGGCTCATCAATCATACCGGACTTGACAAGTTCCTCATAATTTTCGTCGTCAGATAATTCAACGAAACCTTCGTAACTGTCTTCTTCCTTCGCCGATTCTTTTATTCCTTCGTAATCGTAAGTCATATCCTCGATGCGGTTATGGCAATCGTCATCAGTAGCTACTGGCACGACAACTAACCACCCTCCATTCTTTCCTCCGAAACCAACGTCCTTCACCCAACCGTAATCTATTCCGTCAGTTAAAGCTTCCCGTTGATCGTTTAGAAACCGATACCACCAATTGTACAATTCATCATCGCTGAGATTGGAGTAGTTCATTGCTTCTTCGGCTTTCTTCTTGTCTGGCCAGATGTTGTAGACTTTGATGTTCATTACGAAATGACCGGAAGGAAAATCCCGACCTTCTCTTCCCCAATTGTACTTATTTTTAAGCTCTATCCACTTTCTATCAACTGACTTAATGAGTTCAAGTATTCCGTGCTCGAATGGAAAATCGTTGAATAGCCCTTGATACGGATCGCCCCATGTCAAAGTATCATCGAATCGTCTACTTTCGTTGATGAAATTAGAAAAATTGAGTACGATTTCGTTCATTATCCGTGCTTGCTTATTTCGATTGCTCGCAGTTGGGCCAAAGCTTTTTCTTTGGTAGGATGCGTTCCCAACGTTTTCTTTCCCTTTTTGTCAAGAACCACCCATTTGTTTCCACGCTTACGTATCATTTCGTTGAGAACGAAATTATCGAAAGATTCGACGATCTGCTGTGCAGGAACGGCTTGGGTCTGTTGAACTGGTTGAACCGGCGCAGCGATTTGAGAAGGCGGCTGCGTACGTTTCAATAGGTCGGAAACCTTGCTACGTATGAGATCCAATTTTTGTATCTCCTCCTTGGTGAACTGATTTTCGTTCAAATCTTCTTCTACCAACGAAACGTAGGCTAAGAAGGAATCAAGTTGAGTATTGTCCATTTATCATATCGATATTTTTGATGCTATCACTATTCCCAAAATAAGCTTGGTGTAAATCAACTGGAACTGGTAATAGGTGAGAATTATCTGGTACTCTTCCCTGTCCAAACCGACCAGACCTTTTCCGATTGCTAGCTTGACCAACTTATTGATGACTGTTATCAGCTGTTCCTGATTTTTGACCAGGCCTGCAAGGATTTCGCCAGAAGTGGAGTAACTCAACCTGGTACGATTGTCCTGAATCTTCGACGACCAATCTTCAGCAAAATTCACTCCGTCCCTCTTCGCCAGAAGGTCTGGCGCATTTATTGCATCGTCAATGATCTTAGTTGCATGATTAAGGTCGGTTATCTTTTCGGCGATTTCGTTCAACCAATTAAGTTCCTGTTCAAAAATCATGATGGTCATTGAACTTTGACCGGCTTCGTAAACGAATTTCAGCAATTTCGGATCGATTGGAGTCTTCCGGTAATCGGAATCGTCCATTCCCATAGGATTGAACACTTCTCCTGCTTCAACCTGGAACTCGTTGAATGGAAAATTCTCGAGAAACGGGTACTTCCTTTGCACTACGTACGCCTGTTTACTAACAGAACTGATCATTTGGTCAGTCTTTTTTCTTTATTTATTTAGTACATTAAAACTTAAATTGGGTTCACCTATACAATACCAGCATGAATCAAACATTAGAACAACGAATAAAGTCATTGGATCTTAAGCAGAATGCTATTAAGATCCTTATCAATTCTTTCTATGGTGCGTTTGGAAATCGCTATTTTTACTTCCACAATAATGATATTGCTCAGTCCATCACCCTACAGGGTCAGGACCTCATCAAGTTCTCGATCAAGGCAATAAACCACTACTTCATGAACATGTGGCACCTTGATACCGAACTTCACGAGAAGCTCGGTATCTTGGGAAGACCGATTTCGAAGATCGAAAAGGAAGCAGCAATTTACACCGACACCGATTCCATTTATTCCTGCATTGAGTACGCAATCAATTCAATTCAGAGAGATCTAAACTTGACCGATCAAGAAGCTTTGCAGTTCTGCTTGGACGTCAATGCTTACAGACTTCACGAGTACTTCGAACGCTGTTTCGAAAAGTACGCTCAGCATTTCAACACGAAAAATCACCAGAACTTCGAGCTCGAAAACATATCTCGCGCAGGAATTTGGGTAGCAAAGAAAAAGTACATTCTTGAGGTTGCTTCCAAAGGAACCAAGCTTCTTCCGAAACCGTACCTCATGATCAAGGGTCTCGAAGCTATTCAATCCTCGTATCCTATCTGGGCTCGCCAGAACTTGCAAAAAATTTACTGGATCCTCCTGGCAAAAGGTTACGATCTCGATTTCGAAAACGATCTCATTCCGGTGATGAAAGCAATGAAAGCCGAAATGGAACAGATGCTCATCGACGAAATAGCATTCAATTTTTCCGTAAGAGTTTACGAGGAACACCTCAGAAGCTTGCTTCCATTGGTGATGGAAAAAGGAATGCCGATTTACGGCAGAGCTTCAGCTTATCACAATCACGTGATTCAAAAGACAAACAATCAGAAGTATCCGTTGATTCGTAGCGGTTCCAAGATCAAATTCTACTACGCTGCGAATAACGAATACGATTTCGACGTTTTCGCCTATGCACCAGGAGCTTTTCCGGAATTCGCAATGCCTATCGATCGCGAGCAGCAATTCTTCCGTCTCATAGTCGAACCCATAAACAAGCTTCTCTTAGCCATGGGATTCAGCAAATTGAATTCGAAGTTAATTCGTCATATCGAGATAATAAAACCCAGGAGCAGAACGAAAGCTTTCACTAACGACGAAACGTATCCACTGTACACGGTGCATTCGGAAACTCTCGATTTCACTCCTATTCCGGAAAGTGTTCAGCATTTCGTTGGAAATCCGGACGTAACCATACCGCCAGATCTGTTTCCGATATTCATTTCGTCGATCACGACGTACGGTCTTTCGACAGTTATCGTTTCAAAGCACGAATTGCAAAAGTACCGTGAACGTATAGCGAAGAAAAAAGGAATAACGATTACCGATCCTTTTGAAACTCCGTACGATGAGATGGTGATAGTTCTCGAACAGAACGGTTGGGAAAAATCCTGGGGAGACGATAACTGGGTAAAATCGAAAGCTAAGAATAAGGAAGCTAACACAGGTATATCGACGAAAGCTGCGTATTTAAGGGTCATGAAGATCTTACAGAAGAAAATGGTCACTCCGTACACAGCAGAAGAATTAGCGGAACACGAAGAAGAATTAAGAAGAGGTATTGAATAATGCAAAGGGAAGAGGTAGTACAATTCATTCGAGTCGTTCTCACCAAAAGATTTCACGATAATTTCGAGAAGCAAAAAATAGATGACTCCAACGATCGCAAGCTTAATTTTGCTTGTCCGATCTGTGGAGACTCGCACAAAAAGGCTTCTAAGAAAAGGGGCAACCTCTATTTCGATACGGAAGCTTACAAGTGCTTTAATGACGGTTGCATGGCATACATGTCCCTTGGTGAGTTCGTTGCCAAGATGAGTCGCGAGCTTGGAATAATGCTTCCGAGCTTCGTAGCCGAAATGGAATACAAACCGATCAGGATAAAAAGGACGGAGAAGCCATTCCTTCGATTCATGACGTCGGACACCAGCGAGTTAATCACGATACCTGAGGTCATCAATCGTTTCAGCCTAGTACGACTCGATCAAACCGAAAATCATCCGAATGCAGTATCGTACGTGAAGGGAAGGAACCTTCACCTCATAGAGGATTACGGTGACTTCCTGTACACGGACAACTCCGACAATAAGATACTTATCTTCAACTTTGACCGGCGATCTGGGAAGATCCTGGGATTCTCAATGAGGAGCCTCGATCCAAAGGCTGAACGCAAGTACATTATCAAATCGTACACGGACCTGGCAAGCATATTCATACAGAGGGAAATCGACCACGATCTAGTGGAAGATGCGAATTACCTCAACAATTACTTCAACATTCTCAATGTAGATTTTGCAAAACCGATCTGTTTGACCGAGGGGCAGTTCGATTCGATGTTCGTCAGGAACTGCATAGCTACGACTGGAGTGACGAAAGCAAGAAGCATACTTCCTTCTCTTGGAGCGAAGGCAGGTCTCAGGATACTGTTCGATAAGGATAAGGGCGGAAAGGACGAGATGATGAACCTAATAAAGCAAGGTTACTCGGTTCTGTTATGGAATAAGATACTATCCTACCTTAAGAAGATGTGCCAGACCGACTCGGATCTCATTCAGATAACTTCGATCAAGGACATCAACGATCTGTTCAATTTCATCAGGGCAAGAAGGCCAAACTTCACGATAGCGGAATTCAACGACTGGCTAGAACATTACTTCAGCGACAGTCCATTCGACATCGCATACCTTTAAGAATTGACACGAACCAATTGGATAAATAATTCCAAATAATAGGTTCGAATGCCAGCTAAAATACTTTTCCGGGAGAATATTACGTCTGAAGTTATCAGATTATACGTAGATGAATTTTTTAATTGTTGTCAAATAGCTCGAAATTTGCATTTGAAACCCCATCAAGTTACTACCATATTAAAACGTAATGAAATAGCAATTGAAAAAATTGAAAAAAAGTCCAACCGAAAATATCGTAATCTAACGGACTCTACAAAAGATAAAATATCTAAAAGTTTACTCGGAAAACCTAGTGGCAGGTTAGGTAAAAGTATGTCACTTAGACATAAATATAATAATATCAAGTCTCAATTGAGAATGCCAACGCTAAAATTGGAACAGTATTCAAATTATGATAAACTTAGATTTATTTTTCAATGGATTTGCCCATTACGAACTAGTAAAACTAACGATGAAAATTACGATTATGGGCAATCATATATTGAAAAGTTTATAGAAAAATTCTACAATGATGAGTATTTCAATGAATTATATGATTCTTGGGTAAACACTAATAACAATAAGTTAATACGCCCAACCATAGACCATATAATTCCTAGAGCTAGAGGCGGAACTAATCATTTAGATAATCTACAGATTTTATCGTGGTTTGAAAATAGAGCCAAGGGAGATATGACCGAAGAGGAATGGAAACTCTTTAAGATAAATCATAATATCACGTGCGATCTTTTTAGACTTTCTGATAAATAGTATTGTGCACACACCTAAAACTAATACGATCAAAGATTTTCTAAAACCTAGAAATGGCTTGCGCCTTCCTAGACAGGGTTATTATAAGCCAATTTATCCAGAAAAATATATAGGACGTTTAGATCAAATTATTTTTCGAAGTTCTTGGGAATTTCGATTCTTGAAATGGTGTGATTTGAATCCACAGATCAAAAATTATGCTAGTGAACCGATTCCAATTCCATTTTTTAATCCGCTAGACAAAAGAGTTCATAAATATTATGTAGATTTCTACGTTAAGATAATTGGGCAAGACGGAAAGGAAAGTGAATACTTATTAGAGGTGAAGCCCAATAAGTACATAACTCCCCCGAAAGCTCCAGAACGAATGACGGACAAGCAGACCGCAAATTACGTTTGGGCTGCAAAACAGTACATAGTGAATCAGGCGAAATTCGAAGCTGCCAAAGCGTTTGCTGAGCAAAAGGGAGTTAAATTCGGGATCATTACTGAAAACTTTCTGTTCAAATCCATATAAAAGAAGTAATGAAACTTAAAGTCATAAAAGAGTTCACAGATACCGGCGAAATCGCACCGTTTCCAGAAGAGGGAACAGCGTACTATTTCGATAACGATAGGGTGCAAATCAATTACGCTAGGCTAATTCCAGGATACTTTTACACGTTCGTTTCGGTTTCGTCATTCTCGGAGGACGATCTTCCGAGTCTTGACGAGTACCAAGTTGGACTGCTTGATGGAAGGAAGCCGAAAAAACCGTACTTCGATAGAAGGCCGATCATTCTGTCGCTTGGACAGGAGGGGCCAATGGAAGTCGGGTTGAACGTCAAGCTAATGCCGTTTAACTTAAGGAGATGGTTTCTTCAGAAGTATTTGAAGCACATATTTCCGACGATGCTAAAGCTCGTGGATAGCACTGGCGATCTGGCGCATGTGAACAACCGTATAAGAATGCAAGAATCTGCACCCTTGCATTCCATCAATCGACAATTCGTAAAGACTGCTTCCGAACAAACGGGTCTTAAATTAGAATTCCTGGTTGATAAATATACAAGAGGTGAGATGGGGAATCCATTAGCTCTAATCGATTGGGACCAAATTATTAAAATGGGTCGATGCAATTACATGCACGATAAATCAATCGCTTCTAAAACTCCAATCTTCTACTTCTTGACAAAATTTACATGATAATGCATGGCAGGATTTTTAGAAGGTAACCCAATGAAATCGCTCAAGTCCAGGTTAACGGAATTGAGCAGGTTCGGCCTTAAATACGATGACCTCCTCATTAAGAACTCTCAGGCGATCGGTTTTATCGAAAGCCAATTGGGAGGATCAGGCGGAGGCTTCGCAACCGACGATTTAATGAGGGCCACCGTAGCCCTAGCAGATACCACTTCGGCACTGAAGACGAAGGCTATCGCCTTCTTTCAGATGGATTACGTTACGAAACGTGAACGTTTGAGGGACATAGCTTCCAGTGGAGAAATCGAGTTCGTTCTCGAAACAATAACAGACGATGCAATCGTTTACGATCCGGACAATCGCTTCTGTTATGCGAACGACCTTATCGGAGAAATGCAGTACCTCGGAGACAACAAAAAGAACCGTCTCGAGTACCAAGAACGTATCGTCAATGCTTACAATACAGCATTCTCGAAAATTTACAGTCGCTGGGGATTCGATCAAGGAATTTCTGCATGGCAGTACTTCTACCAGTGGTTGATCGAGGGACACCTAACGTTCGAAATCATTTACGATAACATTCTGAAGCCAACCGAGATCATCGGTTTCAAGGAACTTGACCCGGCAAGCCTCTATCCGGAACTGAAAAAGGATAATGAGGGCAAGATGGTCCTCATGTGGTCCCAGCGTGATCCTCTTACTAAGCAAATAAGAACATTAGCCGACTCACAGATCATTTACATATCGTACTCGAATCACATGAGGACGAAACGTGTAAGCTTCGTTGAACGTTTGGTGAGATCTTTCAACATGTTGAGGATCATTGAGCACTCGAAGGTCATTTGGCACACGATGCATGCTCCAATTCGATTGGTTACTACCGTTCCTATCGGAACCAAGTCAATGCAGAAAGCCAAGGAGGACGTTCGTGAGTTCACGAACACCCTGAAGGAAGATATTTACTTCGACGGCGAATCTGGCGAACTGAAAGTCGACGGAAAGCCGAGCATTCTGTTCTACAAGAACTACGTCGTTCCAGTAAATGACCAGCAACAGCAAGTAAAGATAGAACCTTTGGAATATGTCGGTCCAAACCTGTCCGGTTCAGAACTCTTGAAGTACTTTCATGAAAAACTGAAGATGGACTCGAAAATTCCTAACTCCAGGTACACTGAGGGGGGCGGAACGTTCACCTTGTCAACGGAAGGTATTTCCAGGGAAGAAATTCGCTACAACAAATTCATTTTGCGTTTGCGTTCAGCTTACAAGGAGCTCATCACGAAACCTTTGTACTTGCAAATGTGCATGGACGTGAAGGAATTGAGAAATGATCCAAAATTCAAGAACTCTATTGGCGTAACTTGGTACGATGATAACGTATTCGAGGAAATCAAGAATCAGGATCTCCTGAACAAGAGGATCGCAGCAATCAACGCTCTCAAAGCAATCACTAATGACGAGAACAAGTCGTACTTCTCTTCCGACTTCTTGGTAAGGGAATACTTGAAGCTTAGCGATCAGGTAATTCAAAAGAATGCCGATTACTTGGCTAAATCAAAGGGTAAAACGTCTGAGGGACAACCAGCAGAGGTCGAAGTTCCAGCTGGAGGTCCTCTTCCAACCCCGGCTCCTCCACCGGAAAATCCTGAAGAAGCTGGTGGCGAAACCAAGAGCGAAATGGGAACTCCAGAAGGAGGTCTCTAATGGGAGCAAAGAAACAAGGTAAAAAAAGCAGGACGAGATATTCGTTCTGCCATTTTTATGAGCACTAACCTTAATAAGTTGGGTAAATTCAAACAGCCGAATCACGTGGTGAAGGCTGATCCGGAGGTTAATCCTCGTACAGGGCTGCAAACGACCTCTTGCCATTGATAGAAATATCCAGGCCCAATCCGACCTTGAACATGTCGGAAACATCGTCCAAATTGAATGCGGTTGGAACTATTTCGTACTGCTTTGCTAGCATAACGTAGTTCTGTATCTGTTCGGACGCTTCTTTTTCCAATAAGTCTATTGGGTATCCCTCGAATTCGAAAAGGTACTTAGTTGCGTCCAACCCAAACATCGGTTCTCCCAAAACTTCTCCCTTTTTCGTCAGGATCGTCATTCGAACTTGCGTAATGGTGTTCTCGATGTCGTTTTTTGACTCGAAAACGTCCGCTATGAAGTTCGGATCGGTTGCTTCCCTGAAATAGAAATCTGTCATTAGAAGTGGACTAAGTAGAGCCAGTCAGGCGTATTTTCGCCCTTCATCATTTCCAAAACTGCCGTGAATTCAGCATCAGCCTTGGTGACGAAGGTATTGTAATTAGGTCTGATACCTCCAGGTAGGTTGAAGTCAAAACTAGTGAGCAATTCTCCCAATCTTACTTTTGCTTTTGCCCTGGTGTACCTCTGGAACATTTCGTCCTCGTAAAGGTACTGCTCGTCGATTTTCTTAGCCACTTGCATGACCATTTTGGTTGTTGGCGTTCTACCCGTTATGGAAACGCACTTGGTGTTCTTATTGTAATCGAATGCTATCGTATCAAGAATGAAATTCTTCGTGATGTCAAGGAATGAGAATAGAACCGTACGATACACCAGAGATTCTCCAATGAATGGAGTCAAAAAGACTTCGGATCCGATGAATTTGTTGTCCGCGAAGTCACAGTCAATGGTTCCGAATATGGAATTTCCCTTAGGTTCCTTTACTTCATAAACGAACTGAACGCAGTCCGGCATTCTGATGGTACGGGACTGTTTGAACCTATCGTTCGAAAGAAGTTCGTTCGGTATGAGCAAGTATCGAGGCTCTACCGCATGTCTCCAATTATCGTAGAAGTACCGTTCGGCGTTAATAATGACACGTTCTATTTCCGCATCCGGGATCGAATACGGCAGAGCCTTTGCCAAGGTAAGTTCGTTCTTGATGTCAATTAAAAGTTCGGCTCTTGTCATTACGTTAGTATTTTTATTCTTCTGATCCTGGAGCTGCCATTGGCTGCCCTGCTGGGTTTCCGCCTATTCCTGGAGTGTTCTGAGCAGCCTGTGTTGCGGTCGGAGCGGCGGTTGTCGTTTGTGTAGTAGACTTCGCCTGCTCTGCTGCTAATTGCTGTTCGAACTGATTCTCTTGTAACCGCAGATCGTTGTAATCCTTCTGTGCCTTAGTTAAAGTTTCCAAAGCTTGCTGGATCTTCGGCTTCAGAGCGTTCAACTGAGTTACGATAGCATTCACATCCTCATTTATAGGATTTTCGACAGTTGCCGAATAGTCGGGCTTGTTTGTGGTTAGAGTAGTTAAATCCGCTCTTTTGACCTGGTCCACGAACTTTTCCTTCTTCTGTGGGTCGACGTTATCGCCTTTCAGAGCAGTTTTTGGATCCTGCAAGGTGTCTGTTTTTGCGAACTGGTCGAAATTCATTACTTTATCTGACATGTGATTCGATACTTTTTGTTATTTATTTGATCCTCCTTCTAGGTACTCAGCGAAAGATTTAACGTGCTTCTTTTTGGTCAATTCTCCAGGGTTCCGTCTGAACTGGGTCACGTTATTTGCAGGATTCAAATCCCATCTGGAATAAGGAGCAGAATTCGTCCATTGAGTAGGAATCGCTCCGAGATTGGTGCTTATTGGAGTTGGAGAAACGTTAGGGTCGGTTTCCTGATTGAACGAATCGGCTGGGATAGAATAGGTTCCGCTCGCTTCTTCGTTCACTATTTTCCATAGTTTTTCCTTGTCCACTTGTCTTGGCAATGCCGCAAAGAATTTTTCCTTGTCCATGTTCTTAATAAATTTTCGCATGTCGGTACCAGATACACCCTCAGGTCTCTTAGTAGTAATGCGGTTGATTTTCCCTATTCCCCCAGAAAAACGTTCGACAGTATCGAACCTGTTCATATCAGAGTCAAGAGAATATATGTTGAGCGTGACGTCCCGGGCGTCCTTGCTTTTTCCCAACAGGTCGATGAATTCGTAGGCTGTTTTTACTGGAGAACCTTCGGCCAGGTTGATCTTCACAGATTTATCGTCCTTGAAGTACTCCTTTAGGATCTGCACGGCCATCGCTCCAGTCACGCCGTCCATTTCGATAGGAGAAACGAAGACCTGAGTCTCGTCGTTCTGCTTAGCTATCTTTTTGATGGCTTCGTAATGACCGACATGAGGTGGCTTGAACTTGCCAGTGATGATCCCGACCTTCTTCATTCGCAGTTAGACTTTTAGGTTCTGTGAAGCTCTTATCAAGCATTCTGCCATGTAATGAGTGCATTCCTTTAGGAACGTCTCGTACGTTTGATTAGGATCTTCTGAGGTCTCGTAAATGTGAGCTTCTTTGATCAAAACCTCATTACAGATCTGCTTGATTGCGGTCTTTGCATTTTCCGATAACGTGTCCGGATGGTCTGAACAACCCTCGCAAGGCTGAGCCATTTCTTCAGGTTCCTTTAGCATGTCCTCTTCGTTCATTTCTTCTGTATCATCGTCCTGATCTTCTCCGATTGGAGTTTCAGAAACGTTAGCCTGAAAATCCTGAAAGCTTTCGAAAACTTTGTGACTTTCATGATGATTCGAGGAGCCTTCTTTGTGGCTCGTTCTTTGTGTTGTCATTGATTCGCTCTTTTTTTGATTTTCGGCTGAGTCCTCACACGGAAGCTGTTCCTCAGTTAGAGTAGCGGTTTCGTCGGCAATGCCTTGACCGAACTTCTTTAATACGAATTCAGGGAGGTTGAATTTTCCGAATTTCCCCATTTACTTCAGATATTTATGGTTATTTATCCGAAGAAGTTATCTTCTTCCGGACAAAATCCGTATAGCGTCAGCCATATTTGTTAGGGTGGAAGACTTTATGCGAGAGTAGGAAATAAGAAGGTTCAATTCCTTTTGAAAATCGATAAGTTTATTGTCCCTCTACTTATCGTTGGATTAGGACTTGGCTTGAAATTAACAATACCTGTCATTATACTATCGCCAATGATAGTAAGAATTTCGTCGTCCGTTAAATTAAGGTTCTCTAAGTAAACACCAGCCTCGTAATGATCATGTGATCGGTCTGAACTGGGACCATGTCAGTATCCGCTCCAACAGCTTATTCCACTAGTTCCTTGCATGTTAGTATGCGCCTAATTTTATCGAGAAGTCAAGTGCCACGTTATTCAATGGTTCGTACGTTGGAACGTATCGCCATGATGGCCCGCATGAGATGCGAAGCTTCTTTAGCACGTTTATTTCTACGCGAGCTCCGACCGTGAGAACGAAGAACGCTTCCGATTGTAATTTCATTTGGCCGGTGGTCCAGTACTGAGCCGTTTCCGACATGTAGTAAGAGACTCCGCCTGCACCAATCACGACCGGTACGGTCAAATGAATTAGGAATTTTGAGAAGAAAGTAGGTTCCAATAACAGTCCGCCGTACCCGTAGTACTTCTTTATGTTGTAATACGTGTATCCATGAGGAACCAGAGCGTAAATTTCCGAAGGTATTCTCGGATCGACTATGAACTGACCGGTAAGCCCAATGGAGAACACGTGATTCACAGTTGCTCCAAGAGTTCCTCCCAATCCCCAAACGGTCTTGTCATTGGCCCAGGATAGGGAACCGTCGAAAGAAAAGTAACAGTTGACTACCGTAGGATCCGGAGAACTGTTGAATAACGTTGCTGAACCCTGTTCGGTCTGTGCAGCCGAAGCTAAAGATAATAGGAACAGAAAAACGATCAGAATCTTTTTCATATCTACTTTATTGATAGGCAGTCCTCTTTCGCCTTCCTCGTGATCACCAGGTGATCTCCTTTTTTGACCTTATTGTCTACATAGGCTTCGGCTATGAGGTCCTCCAGGTGTGACTGAATGACTCGGTGTAACGGACGAGCTCCGAACTTTTCGTCGTAGCCTTTTTCGATAAGGAATTCCTTCGCCTTGTCCGTGATTTCGACGAAGTACCCATTTTCTTCTACTCGTTCCTTGAGATTGGCAAGTTCGATGTCAATGATCTTTCCGATGTCAGCCTTGGTCAAGGAATTGAAGGTGATGATGTCATCGATACGATTGATGAACTCCGGCGCGAACTGTTTGCTTACAGCTTTACGAAGAACCTCGTTCGCCAGTTCCTTTTGCCTTTCGATTTGACCGGCTGTTGCAAATCCTATGCCGGTTCCGAACTCCTGCAAAGTTTTTATCCCAACGTTCGACGTCATGATGATGACCGTGTTCTTGAAGTCAACGGTCTTTCCCAAACCGTCAGTCAAACGACCGTCATCGAGAACTTGGAGTAGCAGGTTAAAGATTGAAGGGTCTGCTTTCTCGATTTCGTCGAGAAGCACGACCGAATACGGCTTACGCCGAACTTTTTCGGTCAACTGACCGCCGTTCTCGTAACCAACGTATCCCGGAGGAGCTCCAATTATGCGGCTTCCTGAGAATTTTTCGCTGTATTCGGACATGTCAATACGAAGCAGAGCATCTTCCGAATTGAAAAGGAACTTTGCAAGCTGTTTTGCTAGTTCGCTCTTACCTACCCCGCTAGGGCCGATGAAAAGAAACGTTCCAATCGGCTTTTTCTTTGACTTCAGACCGGCTCGTGAGCGTTTTATTGCCCTTGCGAGCTTATGGATGGCCGAATCCTGTCCGACTATGAATTTCTGTAGAGATTCTTCCATTCCGGACAGCTTCTGGATGTCAGTTCCCGTCATTTTATTGACCGGAATGCCAGTAATGTTGGAAACAAGCTTGGCTATGTCATCTTCGGTGACTGAAAAGCGATTTGCTTTCAGAGATTGCTCCCATTCTCTCTTTGCTTCTGTAATTTCATCGGCCGCTGCAAGAGCTTCATCCCTGAGTTTTGCTGCGGCTTCGTAATCTTGAGAATTTACAGCATCGTTCTTCTTTTTGATGACCCCGACCAATTTTTCTTCGAGAGTTTTGATGTTAGAAGGAACTACCACACCGTTTATATGAACTGTAGCTCCAGCTTCGTCCATAAGGTCGATCGCTTTGTCCGGAAGCCATCTGTCCTGAATGTACAGATCGCTGTACTTGACGCAAGCGTCCAAAGCGTCCTCAGTGTACCTTACAGAGTGATGATCTTCGTACTTTTCCTTGATGTTCTCGAGGATTTCACAAGTTTCGTCAGCGGTTGGCGGATTTATGATGATTTGTTGGAACCTGCGGTTGAGAGCTCCGTCCTTTTCGATTGAATTACGGAATTCGTCGATAGTTGTAGCTCCAATGCACTGAATTTCTCCCCTTGCGAGAGCTGGCTTAAGAATGTTAGCAGCATCGAGCGATCCGCTTGCGGATCCGGCTCCTACTAAAGCATGAACCTCATCGATGAACAGAATCATGTTTCCGTTGTGCTGGACTTCCTGAATTATCTGTTCCATTCGCTGTTCGAACTCTCCACGATACTTGGTTCCGGCAACGAGGTTAGCGAGTTCAAGGGCAATGATTCTTTTTCCGAGAAGTACTCTCGGACAAGTCCGGTTCACTATCATGGTCGCTAAACCTTCGACAATCGCCGTTTTTCCAACGCCAGGTTCTCCAATCAGCAACGGATTGTTCTTTTTCCTTCTCGAAAGTATCTGGCTGCATCTCTTGATTTCTGAGATACGGCCTACCACTGGATCGAGCTTTCCGTCCATTGCTAATTGAGTCAGATCCTTACCGAAGACATCTACTAGAGGAGTTTTAGTGCTTTGAGCTGTCTTTACCATTTACTTTCTTTTTGCAATTTTCGAAATGCCATCTGTACATTCCGTTAGTTTTTCCGGAAGTGCCACAGTGTGGGCACGTTAATTCGCGAAATGCTGTTTTGTGTGTTTCAAAATATGCAGTTAATGTACTGCTAATTTTTTGTAATCGTTCACTTTTTTTAATCGGATCAATATTTTGCCAATCTCTTTTTACCGATTCTCTACGTTTATTTCTTTCCTCTTCTGCATTTTCAATTCCGTGAATTTGTTCATACGTTTTACCGGATAAAGCTGCTGATATGCGGTTCTTTGTTTCTATTGAGTGATGCATTTTGAATCCTTCTCCACCGTCAGTAAAATTAGAAAGAATTCCGTCATTTGTAAGTTTGCCATATCTTAGAATGTATTCTTTTTCTAATCGACAGGCTTCCTCCCAAGAAATATTGTCATGTAATATTTCGACTTTATATTCTGTCTTCTTAACGATGTTATTCCATAGCGGATTGCGATTGTGTTTCTTATATGCACGTCGGTAATCTGGCCCCAATCCTATTCCGATATAAAAAATAGAATTCGTATCTAATCGTATGTGCTGGTAGACATAAGCCATAACTACTGATAATTTAGGTTATTTATCCACCAACCTTTCACGACTAATCCCACCAGCCTTTCAGGCCGCTTCCGTCGAACCATTTATACCAAAGATCTTTCTTCTTTTTCTCTTCTTCTGTCATATCCTTGATGTATTCCTGGTAATCGTCGTAATCCTGACCTTCGAGGATCCTGAACAGTTCTTTCCATGTATCTTTTTCGATCTTGTGAGAAAGGTCTAAAAGGGCCTTATTTTTGGCTCTTTCTTCATCCGTTTCATCGTCAAGTAAGGCAACCATCCCGTTTTCGTCAGGCTTGCCAAAATTCCAACGCGTAACGAGCTCGTAACCTAATTCCTTCTCTGCGAGCTGAATAAAATCATCTTCGATGTGATGTTCGAGAATTTCTATTGCCCTACGCATTTTCTGAACCTTTTTGTTCCTAGGTTCTTCGATTTCGTGGCCGTGAAATTCCAGGTAATTTGCAGTACGCTCAAGGTTCTTTTTGAGCATGGTAAGTGCATCGCGAAAGTCGAACTCGTAGTTATTCCAGAGTTCCTTTCTGAACTGCCAAACGTTGGTGCAAAAACGTGGAATATCGTACCGAAAAAGGTCGATAATCTTCCAGTACCACCTTTCGTGGATTCGAAGCTTCCTTAAGCTCTTGGCAAATGTGTCCGCAAATACGATATTCATAAGGTACTCATCTTTTTGTTATTTACCTTTTCCGTCGATGGCATGCTGATCTTCGACGATCCAGCGTAAGAAGGCACGAATGTTCATTTTGGTTTCGTGTTTCAGTTTCCTTCTGAACCTGTGAGCTTCGTGATCGAGGATGTCATTCATCAATGCATAAGCTGCCTGGTAGAACCACTGTGAATGAAATCCCTGGTGGTTGTCAATGTAGACCATGTAATCTTTCGAATCGCTTTTTATCATGATTATCAGGTCTTTCAGAACGATGAGAGTTTCGTTATCGATCCTGTCGTATCGGATTGCTTCAGGATGTTTTCTGGCTTCACCAACTACGAGATCGAAAATTTCTTTCTGCTCAAAGTTAAGGGTCTTTAGTGCGGATTTCTTCAACACGGACCTGCGCTTGATTCGCGTTTTAGCGTTCATGCGCTTAATTTTATACTGCAATTTTTTTAACATTTATGCATGTATTGCTTTGTACTATTATACCAAATAATCAAGCTTTCGGAAAAAAGTTGCGCAAGTCATTTTCCGTAACAACAGTCTTCCGTGGCAATTCGAATTCAACGAAAGAATCGCTGACTCTCATGCTTTCGACGTGCTTCCATAAGCTGGGAATATCGAAACAGACAGGATTGTGATCTTTGTCCCATGCTTGAACCTCAGTAGAATCCGAGTTCCTTTCGTAGAGGTACCAGTCAATCCATTCTGCCGCATCTCTTCCGTAATACGCATTAAACAGGAGGCTTATTGCCCCAACCCAACCGTCCTCGTAATGCATGAGGGCTATTCCTAACTCCGACACTTCAAAGCTTTTCTTGCTTTGTTTTTCCAGAGTAGTTATTATCAGTTCAAATACTTCAAGTTTCATCCAATTCGATTTTAGGGGTAACGGTTATTTTTTCGAAAAAATCTTCCAGAGCAGTTTCTATTCCAGCCGCTATGAGAAGCTGTAAGTCAGCAGGTCCATTTACTTGCTTGTTGCGTTGTGCCACTGCCAGTGCTTGGACGATGCTTTCTGCGTATTCGTTAGCCAATGCAGGTAGGTTTATGTCAGCTGGTTTTTCCATTCAGTATTTCAATTATTTTTTCAACGTTGTCTCGCAGTCGTTCAGTAGTGTCCGACCAATCTCCTATGAGCCACACGTGATTGTCTTTGGTGATGTGAGGGTATTCCTCGGTCATGTCCTCGAACTTCGGAGCAACGTTCATATCGTCTATCGCTACCCAAGTTTTAATTTCATCCACGTGATCGTTCACCCAATCAGCAATCTGTTTTGCACGATCGTGTGGACCGGTAGAACTCATCTTAGCTTTTCTATCGTGAGTCACGTCGATAATGACATTAGGTATTCCATAGAACTCAAAGAACTGACCGAGCTCATTGATCGTGTAGTGCTTCTTCCAATCCGAACTTATGACGACCTTTGCATCAGTCCTCCTTATGATTTCGGCCAAAGCATCGCAATCTTCCCTTTCCCATTCGTATGGCAATTTAAGAGTCTCACTCACCTTTACTCTGTGCGAATAAAGGCCGTATGATAAAGGTCCGTCTATGTCAACGAATATTACTTTCATTAGTCGATCAAATTGTGCAATTTTATGACGAACTTCGCATAGAGGTTCTGTCGTACAGTTTTTGCGATCGGATTCTTTTCTCTTTCCAACCTCGCCAGAAATAATTCTGTCAATCTATCAGCTGCTAGCAATTGCTGTGGATCGTTGCACGACATGATCACTTTCTTTACCCAGCGATACACGTCCTTATTTTCTTTTCCTTCTGCTGCCATACTATTTTACTTCAATGTTAGTTCTTCCGTCGTTCCAATACTCCGGTCCACCGTAGTAGACAAAAATTTCTTCACCAGCCTTTATGTCACGACTCGCAAAGAATTTGAAGGTCTTACGAATCTCATCCGATACCCAGTAAGCTGAGGCTGAGTTGCTGTGATTGTACATTGAACCTGCTCCTAATACTACCACTTGTTGAGTTGTTGGAGTCATCGAGCCGTTAGGATAATTGAATCGATAGTCCTGTAAAAGAGGAGAGGATTCGAAAGGCTTTAGACCCAAATCGAGGAATGGACATTCCTCGATAAGTTCTCCGGTTGATATGTCGTCGATCGCGAATACGCCCAATCCGTGGATTGGGCTCGAAGCAACCTTTATTTTACGGCTTACGAACAGTTCCATTAGCTTATGAATTCCGCTATTTTTCGATCGAGATCTCCGGCTACAACGTGCGAACCGTACTTGGTGCAAAAGTGCGAGATGAGAGCTCCACCGTTAAATTCCAGGTACTGAACGATCGTCAGGTTCTGGTACTCTTTCATCCACCTGTAAGCATGCATGCGTATGCATTCCTTATAGATTAGATCCTCGGTGAAGGCTACTGGTTCTGGTTTTATTGACATTTCGTTAGAGACGTATTTTTCCTGCGTGATGGCATGGATTCGTTCCTTTTGCTTGGAAGTCAGCGAATGACGCGCATGCCACAGTTCGATGAGATCCTTTGCGAGTTCCTCGTCGTAATACGTACTTCCTTTGTCTTCGTTGATAGTAATAAGGATTCAGTATCCTTCACAGTAGTATGGCTCATATCGATTTAAGAATTTTTCCTTAACGATATTATACTACTGGCTGGCTGTTTGGGTTTAGCTTTGACCTGCGATTTTTTAGGTCTTGAGGGCTTCTTTTTCGGATTCTTTCCGAATATGTAAGGATCGCCGGCTTGAGTTATTGCGGCTTGCTGAAGGAATTGAGTGAAGTTCTCGACGATCCTGCCCATTTTTATTTCAATTGTTGACCGAAAATCATCGCTAGAATGATTCCGGCTAATGCTGTGAAAATGATCCAGAGGACTCTGGTAACCGTTGTCTTAAAGGAAAGTATCTCTTTATGCTCATCGAGCATCTTTTGGTATTCCTTTTCTTCAGCTTCCTTTTTTGTTTTGAAAGCCTGAAGGTCATGGTGTTCGGTTATGAGTTTCTGAAAGTCCTTTTCCTCAGCTACCGATTTCTTTCTGAACTCGGTATTCTTGTTGACCCTCACGACGATCCCGTCCTCTGGGTCCAATAACTGTCGCTTTATTGCACGCAGGTCCTCTTTTATGTCCTCCTGCGTGGAGTCGATATTGGTGATCTTTTCTTGGATCGCCTTTAATTCCCCATTAGGAAATTGTTTTTTGATTATCTCTAAAGCTTCAAGGATCTCATTCATCATGAGATTAACATCGCCGTCTGTGCGAGGATCTGCCATTTTTAACCGAATTTTTTTAGTAAAGTTGAGTGTGATTAGTCTACTGCTGGAGTTTCCTCAGGTTTCTCTCCGCCTTCTGGTTCTGCTGGTTTTTCAGCGCTTGCATCAGTGTCATCGAGAACAGTAACATCGTCTCCGCTTTCTGGTTCGATGGTAGCTACTGGAATTTCTGGCTCAGGAGTAGGTTCGCTATCGACCATTGCTGGCGTTACCATTCCACCCGATTGAGCTGCACAGAATTCTTCGAAGTTTAAGATTTTGGTTGAACCCTCAAGATTAGCACCGTCCATGTTAGGCATGTTCATGTTATTGCCGTCCATATTCGTTAGGATAATTTTGATTTATTTATCCTGAGGGGTGGAACAATTTGAGCCTCGCTCTCCCAAATTGTATTAGGCAGTCAGTTTAGTCGAACAGATTGGACAGGCTTTCCAGTGACTTTTCACTTTAGCCCCACAGTTCGGGCATTTTCTACGAATCTCTCCGATTTCGATAGGTTTCGCACTTTCTGGTAGAATCCGATAGGAATACGTGTTGCAAGCCCACGAATTGAAAAATCCGTAAGTGTCGACCAGTTTTTGATCGGACTTACCGCCCTGTTCAACGCGGCCAGTTTCCAAAGAAGATTTGGAAAGCTTGCTTCGTGTTTTCGATACCGTCGCTTGTTCCATATTAGCTGCAAAGTTGTCGTTGAAGTTCAACGAATCCTGAGAAGCATTGCACGAAAAACTGGCATTGTTCATGTAACAGTTCACGTCTGGTTGCGTTGTGAAGCTGGAATTAGCGTTGTTTGTCAGAGTGGTTCCAATGGACGATCCGACTCCGCCGGTATTCGTATGACTGAAGAAATAGTCATTACGGTAGAACGGTTGCGGTGGACTGATCGTTATGGTTCCTGCTCCGTAAATCCAGGTGTTTGTATAAATTCCGGGGAATACGACCTGCTCGTCGTAAAAGTCCACCTTCACGAGTCCATTCAGCTGTGCTGCTTCGATCGCTTCGACGGAATTTTCGATTTCGTAGGTGTTGAACAGGAACTTGCGATTGATGTCAAGGAACCTCTCGAGATAAACTCTCTGACCGGGTTTCACGACGATTCCGCCACTGGAGACGTTAACTCCATTGATCATGATTTTTGCAAGAACTCTTGTTGTCTTGGGGTTCCACAATTCGATCTCGAACGTTGAGCCGTTCTTGAGATAAACGTTTGAATCGTAGAGTTTGAGGCGATTTCTGTTCACAGTGATGTGAGCAGTTGGCCAATTATTGGCGTTTGAGCGACCCACATTGAGGGTGCTCGATTGATTTTGGTACATAGCTTTGTTGCATTATTTTTGCTCATCTCATCGTGACCGTGGTCGATCACTCGAGGGCCCGCAGGCTCGAGACGAACAGAAGAGCGAGGCTTTATGTTCCAGTAATATTTATACGAAGATTGGAAATTTAGTTTTGCGGATATTCTCGCTTCACTAGCTTGACGCAATCGCTGACCTTAAAGCATAGAACTGCTAACTGGTCGTAATGCACTAACGTGAACTGGATGATTATGTCGATTTCTGATTCTGTGCATGTGATGAGAACCGGGATCATTCGATCCACGAATAGCTTATCATCGTCGCTTACCCACTGACCTTTTGATGTCTTGAAAATAGTCAGTCCACCAGCAATTGATCTGACATGATCGTCCCATTCATGGTGGTGAGTGATGTGATACTTTCGTCCGTTATTATCGTGAAACGGAACGAAGATCTGCCATAAGTATTTTTCGGTAGGTTCCATAGCTAAAAGAAAAATTCCCCGTCCCTTTTCCCAGTGGACTTGGCACTTACTGCATTATTACGTTTGTTGGCAGCGCGTAATCGCACTCTAGCCCAATCTCTACATGTCAGTCCTGCTTACCGCCTAGCTGAGGCGTCGGCGTCCATCGGTGTTGACCTTCGAGCGAGGAGGTATTGAAAAAAGTTTCGTATCATGGCAGCAAAATAAGACCGACCATCGTACTTGCACTGATCCCATAATGAGAGATCGTCATAGAAACAGAATGGTCCATTGATTCCTCTCAGCATTTGACTGAGTTCGTGTCGATCTGTGGGCTTGTGTCCTTTGAATACTACCATGACGTTTTTGTTTATACTGTACCACTTTTCAAAGTGTCCCGTACTTTCATGATGACTTTTCCAAGTAGATTGAGACCCGGCCATTTGCTAGGTTCCGTTCTAAGAGCGTGATCGGCGTCCATGCCGATGCCCCAGATGCTGTCTACGGGACTTGCTTCGACTATGATAGATTCTCCAGTATCCATCAGAATCTCTTTCAACTCGGGATTCTGAGTGAATTTTAGCATGTTGCCCTCGTAAACGATTTGTTCTTTGTTCTCGTCCCATAATTGGGAATTGAAGCCCTGAATCTCTCTTCCGAGCATCTTTTGAACTTTCGGATTGTTCGTCTGCATTATTCGAGCTGCGGTGTTCGGATCTCCCATCAGCATGGCTTTCCGGTACATCATGTACTGTTCGGCAGTGCAGAATTTTTTTCCATCTTCCGTGAATTCGCTCTTGTACCATTGGGAGAACGGCCCGTTCCAAAAAAAGTGATATGTTGCCATGTTAAATGTGGTCTAAATGAAATTTTACTGCGTCGAGCATCGCATCGAGCGAATCGTGAACGTACTCGAAGTTATTATACTAAAAGAGAATAGAAAGTTAACGGATATTTTCCATATCCTCGAACTTGGACAGAATGACATCGACCTCGTCCTTTAATCCGGGTGAAACGTCCACCATTTTGCTTCCAAGATTCACGGCTCCGTGCCAAATGACGTCGAACTCTTTCGTTTGAGCGACGCTTGGATCCTGCTTTTGGAGGTTGATGATGTCAACGAGCATTGTCTGTAACAATTCCTCAGCCGCACGAAGATTGATTGCTTTGGGGTCTTCTTCCAGGAATCCGAGGTATTCTGTCATTGCTTCAGCCATTTCCTGTAATTCTGGATGCGAATCGACCGTAGGTTTGGAACTTGCTGGCGCACCAGTTTTCTTTAACGAAAATCTTGGGACCTTTACTATCGTGCCAGCTGATCCGGCTAACTGAATCTTTGCGAAATCACCGTTCAGCTCAATAACCTGACCCTTTCCACGATAGGATTCGACGTAATCTCCCTCTTCTATTTCTGGTGAATCTGCGTTCTTGGCAAACTCTGCTTCGGGATTTTCCATGAACTGATTTACGTCGAATTCTTCGAAAATCATCGTGTGTTTTCGCATGAGGACGGAATGTTTTGGTTATTTATACCTCAGATTTCAATGTGCATGATGATTTCTGTGTAGTATTCGAGAAAGTGGTCATTGTACAAATCCCAGGTGACCGGTATTCCATCAACTGAATATGCTTCAACCCTCTTGAATATTTTGAAATACGAATCTCTAACGGTTTTGAAATTTTCCTTAAACTCAGGCGAGTTAAGATGCCATTCGCCGACACAATACTTAACGTGCTTTAATATCCAATTGATATTTTCATCGCTGAAAATATGATATTCGCCGCCTTCACAGTCCACCTTTAAGAAGTCTATGTGATCTATTTGATACTCTTGTATTATTTCGCTAAATGTGGAACACTCGCATTCTTCTATCCCATCTTCGCAAAACTCAATAAGTTCAGTTTTATTTTTTGAGAGAGCTCTAGGAATTATTTGAGCTGTACCATTAGCATTTTTTACCAGAGCAGGAAAGAATCGAGTTAACGGTTCTATCGCATAAATTGCTTTGGCCTTTATTGGAATTTCACGATTATGTAATGAATATACGAATGGGCCGATTGACGCCCCTACGTCCATTACTACATCACCATCTTTTACGGTAAAAACATTCTCGTAAAGATTTCTTGATAATTCTCGTTCTAAAAGGACCCTTAGTTTTTCTACTTGATACCAGCTAAATGAACGATTTGGCATATTATCGAATTATTTGTATTCTACTTTCACTCGTGACCTGAATTCTATTGGAAATTGATCGCCTGCTGCTTGAAATAAATCGGCGAAACATCCGTCGACCAAATATGTTACTGCCCAATCGTCCGGAGTGCGAACAGAACGTCCTGTTCCCTGCAAAACGGAAACGGAGGTTTTCCAATTATACCAGGATTGCGAAAATGCTAGCTTTGCGGCCACGTATTTATCACCAAGGTAAGGATACGGTACTTTCATGAACACCTGGAAGCGAGAGAGATCATCGATTAGGTTCAAACCTTCCAACAAGGATGGCCCCATTAGTACCAGACCCTGCTTCTTCTTCATTTTCTTCAGCATTGTGTCCTTTTCTTCCGATCCCTTGTAAAGCAGGATCCTCTTGCTCACATTTTTGGGCAATGCCTTCCATAATTTTTGTCCAAGCTCATAAGAACCAGTGTGAATTATGCCGGAATCATCTGGGTGTGCGTTTAGGATGTCGACGAGGGTGGAAACTCCCCATTCGAAGTTATCTTCGAGGAACCGGGCAGACATTTTCTTTCCTGGATAGTAAATGATTGGCGAATTTTCCCAGTTGAAGTGCGAGTCCATCTTGAAGTACTTGGCATTCTTTATTCCATGATTCCTCATGAAGTCCGCCGGATTTCCCATTGTAGCAGTCATCAGCAATTTGAAACCGAATTGATTGAAGAAGTGCTTTCCTAGCAGGTAGTACTCGTCAATGCAATTGAAGACTATGCTCGTATCATTAGGGTTCTTCACCATTTTTTCGATGCCTACTTTGTCAATGATCTTGCAATAATCCTCAAGCTTGCAGTGAACGTCCTTACACCAGTCTGTCAAGTTGAACACCACTAGCCAATCCTTGGGAACGTCTCTACCTTCGAATTCCCTTCCTGCAACTTCACGAATGTCAGCTGTCGATCCTACGATTCTCTCGTAGATCTTGGTGATTTCCTTTAGTTTTTCGAGAAGAACTTGATTGTCCTCTTCTGCATAAACGTCATCGACCAAAGAGGTCAACCTTTCGACATCGATTCTAGGAAGTCTTAGGCCAATATCGAACATGTCGCTGATCAATTTCTCGACTTTTTTGTAAACGTCTCGCGAAACGATTGGGCTGAAATGACTTTGAACGATTTCGAGTATTTTATGAGCTTCATCGCACACGACAAAGTCTCTCTTGGAAAATGGTGGTTGCTTTCCACTTTCTGCTTGCTTCTTGTCGACGTAATTTCTTTGAATGAGCGCGTACGGGTAGGTAAGTAAAGCTAATGGCGATCTGATGGCTTTTCTTCTTGCCATTAGGTACCAACAGTGCTTGAAACAGGTTAAAGATTCGGCAGCATCGTACGATATTCCCTTGCTCTTGCAGTCTCCTACTGAGAACTTCTCGCCGTTCACGGCACAGTTGTAATTGTCAACGCCCTTTATGTTTCCCCAGTTCCATAACTGCATTTTCTTGAAATCGTTCACGTACTGCTGGTGAAGGACGAGGTCTGACGCTAGAATGTAACCTCTCTTACTCTTATGAATGAGAAAGTCCGCCATGACCATAGCAATGATGGACTTGCCTGACCCAGTTGGAGCATCGAGAAGATAAATTCCTTCGGGATCATCCTCGTAAGCTTCGAGAATGTCAATGATGACCTCCTTTTGCTGAGGTCTGAACACTAATCCTGGATGTTTTATCGCTACGAACTGTTCGAATTCTTTCTTTATTTCGCTCATTTACTTCCTCGTTCTTTTATTGGTTCTTATACCCGAAAAGGTTACAAGGGTTCCAACGAATTGGTAGGAAATTCGTAGAATGGAGTTTCGTTTTCGACGATCGTGCATGCGGTTCCGGAAGGACTTATCACACCGTAACTGTAACCGTTGTACTCGTAAACGATTTGACCTGCAAAGAAATCACGTGGAAGTCACGGACATTCTTCTTTGGTCACATCCCGAATAAGCAGGCGGGCGGATTCAAAGGTGAATGATGTATCCGATTCGTTGCAGAATTCTTCCATCTGAGAGTACGATCCATGTGCCGGTGGATTTCCGGTTGGCGATGGCCAAGAGTAAGTGGGCTTCATCGTCGGGTTGTTTGGGTCGTTCATGATCTTATTTATTTGGGTGGTGCCCGGAACAGGACTTGAACCTGCACTCTTTGCGAAACATGCTCCTAAGGCATGCGTGTGTTTGCCAATTTCACCATCCGGGCAAAAAACAAGCGGAGATTGCTCCCCGCTTGTCAAGAGTTCCGGATAAGGATTAAACGAGCTCGGCCTTTTCGGTCATTTCGAACGTGAAGCCCAGCGGAGTGCCGTCAAGCACCAGGCTGAGAGTGTTCTCGTCGAACGACTTGAATTCGGTGAACCATTTCTTGGAAAGAATCAGCGAGAACTTGATCTTCGCGATTTCCTTGAGAACGTTGCGACGTGCTTTGTTCAGGTCATCGGATTTTTTGGTGATGTAGTTCTGGAGAACCTTGGTCTGCTCTTCAATAGGCAGGGTCGTGAAGATCGGGGACTGAAGCTGCTGATTGTACTCGTCGATTGCAACTGCGAGCAGTTCTTCGGAAGTTTTCAGCGGGGTTCCCTTTGCGATCTTGGCGATGACGTCCTCAACCTTAGGTAAGGATGAGAGGCCTTTCACCTTGGTGAAGAGGTTGACCGACATGTAGAAGTCGGTTGATTCGGCCGCAGTGGTCTTCGGTGAGAAGCCATTGTAGTCGGTGATTCCGTTCTGCTTCAGCCATTCGGCAGCTTCGTCGCCGTAAGTTTCAGCATACGATTTGCTTTCTTTTGGGAAGAGAGCCTTGCGATAGTAATCGTAGACTTTTTTCTTTCCACGCAGCTTGAGGAGTTCCCATTCCTGACGAGCAAGATCGTTGGCCGAGATTCCTTTGATCATTGACCGGTTGATGAGAGGCAGGCTGCCAAGGTCGAGGATGATGTAATCTTCTTCGATTTCAGCTTTGATGCCCTTGCTCAGGAGCAGGTTGTACAGGCTTTCGGTGTAATTGACCGGAAGTTCGGTGATGTTGAGGATACCGTCCTTGATGAGGGTGAATGCCCTGAACTTGAAGGAAGGAACATCGGCGATGTTGTACTGGTTCGCAGGAAGCTCGACCTTACCGTCGATGCGGCAAAGCACCGAAAGGTTGGCACGATGTTCGTTCCACACGAGGCTGGTCAGTGCATAACCACGTTTCGGATCTGAATCGATGAATTTGGCATCGATCTGTTCGGGTTCACCGCTCTCGTTCACAGCGATTTCGCGCTTGCGACCGATACGGTTGTAATTGAATCGATCGTGGCTCGGATAGAACTTGTTGTCCATCTCGCCAAGATCGTTGATGAGGTCCATGACGCAGTAGGCGTGGTCGTCCACCGGCTGGATTGGAGAAGTTCCTTCAGGGAAGCGCTTTGCAACGTTTGCAACGCATTCGTTCATTGCAGCCTTGAAGGCATTCAGTTTCTGCTTTCCGAAAGCGTTTGCGAGCATGCGATAGTGGTACGGGTCTTCCAGAATGTAGAACAACTTTTCGGCGTCCTCATTCATGAGTTTGTCAGAAAGCACGTAGATTGCAGCGTAAACTGAAGCGATGTCGAATCCACCGGCATCAGTGCCGAGAGGTTCCGTTGAGAAGTAATAGACGGTATCAACGTCCTCGCTGACAAGGATTTTTCCGTCCTCGATCGTGTAGAGGATGACTCCTCCCATTGGGGTAACGGAATAAGCAAAGTCGTAGAGATCATTGTGAACGTCAACGGTGATTTTCTTTCCGCTGAACTGGCCGGTGGAAATTTTCTTGTCGAACATCGGCTCGTAATCGTCGAAATTACTGCAGCTGATTTTTTCACCGCCGATGAGCCCGGCCATTTCGGTGAGGCGTTTTGAGTCGGCGTAGTATCCGTACTCGACGAAGGTCGCGGCAGCGAAATCGCTTTCCATTCCCTTGAGAGTCTTTACTACTTTCGGCCACGGACAATCATTGTTGTAACCGTCGGTAAGGAAGATCAGCGAATTCACGCTGTTCGGCCTGTTTTTCTGAATGCGGCTGACGGCTTCTTTTGCCAACTGCAAAGGTTTCAGGAACGCGGTAAGGCCTACCGGTTTCAACCATTGGTCGATTGCCTTATGAAGGGAATCGAGGGTCTTGAGAGACTTCACTTCGATTTCCTCGACGAGGATACCGGCCTGGCTGCTTCCAGAGAACCAAATAATTGTAATCGTGTCTCCCGGATTCATGAGGTGAGAGAGCTTGTTCTTAAGCTGAGTACGAATGAACTGTAATTGGCCATACATGGAGCCAGAGACGTCAACGATCAATACGTGATTGGTCGGTTTGACCACATTTACAGCAACTCGCCTGTCGCTAACTTGCTGAGAAATCAGGTGAAATCCTTGATCGATTTTTGTGTACTGCATAAGAATTGGATTTTTAGTTATTATACTACTTAGAATGATTAAGGTTCATCGGAAGGTGAATATTTATGGTTAGTAATTGTTTCTGAAATGCGCTTAGTTTTTGTTATATTGTTGCATTATTTTAATGGAATACTCGTTTACTACCGGTTTTCCGGTGTTATAGTATCCAAGAGCAACGTCCCAGCGTCCGGATATTTTGTAAAGGTACTGCATTATTTTCATTGACGTTTCGACATTGAACTCCAGGTCATTCAGAAGTTCCTTCGGCGTGACTTTCCTCTTCCAGATGAATGTCGCTGTTGACGCCTGGATCTGCATCGCTCCGTATGCGAAAGCACTAGAGGTCAACTTAGGATCGTAGGCCCAGTGAAATGGCCCGCGATACCCGCTCTCGCTCTTTGCTATTCCGTACGCAATTTGAAATGGAACTCCGTATTTTTCCGAGTACTTTATAAGGTAATCGTACAGCCTAACGCATGGAGGTCCCTGTTCAACTTTGATTTCGGAACGGTCGATGAAGTCTCCATTATCCTTGAAGTGTTCGTAAGACCAAACTGCTCCCAAAAACGCGACAAGGATGATCAGAATTGTCATCCTTACTCGCATGATTACTTGGTTTTAGTTGCTGCTGGTGCCGAAGCCGGATTGTTAACCTGATTGTACTTGGTCTGAGCGTACATGTTGAAGATGGCCAGACCTACCGAGTCCTGGTAGACGGTATAGTCTCCAGTTACCCGATTGAGAAGAAGGAGCTCGTTCCTTTCGCTGATAGCGATAGAAGTCGTGTGAATCGTTCTGATCTCCTTCATTGGAGAATGATGAGCGGTCTTGTCGATGAATACGAAGTAGTAATAGCCGATGAAGAACCCTGCAACTAGGGCTACTGCAATGAGAAGGACGTTTCCGAGATGTTTGAAGAAGGTCACTGTCTTTTTCCACCAGTCCTTAACCACAACAACTTCGCGGTCGATCAATTCTTTAGCACTTTCCATTTCTGATTTGTTTAAGCCTTTCCTCCGGTAACATTTGGATTGCAGCTTCGACGATTGTCCTGAAGTCTTCAGGTTTCACAACCAGTAACTTAATTTCGAAGTCAGTAGTATCGAAATTCTGGCCGGGACTTTTGGTCAAAGCGGAACGATTCTGATTCAGAATCTGGGAAGATAACTCGTCGGTCATGTGACGAATTATTACGTTTTCTGCTACCTGCGGGTCGTCGTGCAAGCGCCTGAAAAGTAAATTATCCACGGTTAGCTTGCAGCGATGCAGCGAATTTCCCAGTTTGAATTGGCGAAACAACTTCATCATTTCGCTAACGTAAGAATCGTGTCCAAATTCCATTGGTCGAGCGGTTTAAAAGGATATTGTACTCAAAAAATCGAAAAAGGTCAGTAGATGAATGGAGAATCAGCCGACCAAGTTAATGGGTCCAATCCACTGTCCTGTATTGGATGAACAAGCTCTGACGAATCCACGAATTTATCGGAATCAGTAGTGGCAAGCATAAGTTCTTTACTTTATTGCTATTTATCGTTACTTTGCCGTCAGTTCGTGTCTAAAGATCAGTCTCTTGGACATGGACTCTTCTATCTCTATCAAGTACCTCTTGCCTTTCGTTAGGGACATGTCCCAAGCATAGAAGAACTGGGTCATGAATATTTCCCATGAGAACTCGAAGATCAATCTATGGGTTTCGTCGAATATTTTCACGAAGACCGTAGATTCGAATTTTTTATCGCGAATGAACGAGTTCTTGGTGAGAATCATGTCCTTTCCATTGTACTCTACCAATAGGTCTTCCTGATCGAGAACCGTTTTCGAGTAGCACTCGTTTATCTGTTCCCAATCGTGCGGAGTTTTGTACCCGTGAAAAACGTAGACGTCTCTATCCGTCTTTGGAACTCTAGCTAATGCGGAAATTGCCGTGTAATTGTAGCTGTAATTAGCTATGCGATTGATGTCTATCGAGTACCCTTCTTCTATGTCTACTACTGGTAGAGATTTTCGAAAATCGTACTTTGATAGAATAACGTTCATCGTGTCCTCATCTTGAAAGGCGAAGATGCATCTTCTTTTTGAATCCTTGTGCTTATGATAAATGTCCATTTGTTCTTGGAACACCCAAGCTGAGCTCGCATCGTACAACATGACGTTGCACTTTCGTCTAGGAAATATGTGGATGTCAATTCCCAATTCCTCTCCAAGCGAGTGAAGCGAACTTACGTGCTCTCCGTTATCGTGAAAGTAAATCACATCATGGACGTGAGAATTGACCAGAGGATAATTCTCCAAGTCCTTGAAGTACTTGGCAATTCCATCGACATTAACAGTCACGTAAATGTCAGTGTCCAGAAACACGAATTTTTTATCCGGATAGGCTTTGATTGAATCCAAGTTTATGAGACTCTTAGAAACGATGGTTATGAAGCTACGTTTTCGAGAGTCCATCCAATCTCCCTCTGTTCCTATGTCTATTCGACGAACTATGAATTGATCCGAAAGAGTGTGCTCGTACTTCGAATTGTAATTCACCGTATAGAGCAGGCACTTTCGCTTTGAGAATTTAGACAACGATTGAATGAGGGTTCCGGCCAACGGTTCGTAGGATTCCGTGAAGTAGGTCACCCATAAGAAATCGTCCTCGTACTCGAATTTTCTGCCTGCCACTATCGTATTACCCTTTCTCTCGAACTTGGTCATATTTTTTCGGTAAAAATGATATATTAATTTCTCTTTTCCTTCGACGTAGAGTTTTCCGCCGGACCAAACTGCATCGAACTGAATTTTCCAACTGTCCGAATTCATGTTTCCAGCTTCGAATATGATCTTGTAGGAAATGCCAGACTTGCGCAGAAGTTCGGTGAACTTACGTTCGTCGTACTCGGCATACTCCTCGATCGCCATTGTCTCGTAGAACACTGGATCCTGCGAGTAAGCTTTGGCGACTCGCGGAATGTTCCTAATGATGGTCAATGGCCCAGAAAGTCGATTGTAGATATGCCCATCCTCTCCGAAAGAAATTGCATCGAAATTATTGAAGTAAGGGCTCAACCAGGAAACGATGTCGCCGAACAGAGTGTCTATATCGTACCATCCAACGTAATCGTATCCGTTCAAGTATTCATGGAAAATATCAGCATACGAAGGTTTGATGTCGCAGAACTTGTAATTGTTCTTGATCTTGATTTCTCTGCCAGTCCTATCGTGCAATCTCTTTTCGATTGCGGCAACTGTCATTGGAATGAACTTGAAATTCGGAGAATTGAACTTCGAATCAACTTCCTGATCGGTGAAAACGTAGAAATCTATGTTCTGGTTGACGCAGGTATCGTAATGGTACTCGAAATAGTCAGGTAATTTTCCCAACCATACTTGGACAAGGGCTATCGGCTTTTTGGTCATCCGACTAACTTTTTCCTCTTATACTATGCTAACGAATAAAAGTAAGTCATCCTTCCTGTTTTTTGATTGCGTTGACGCTTGCGTTTAATTAGGCCCTTTTTTATTAAGAATCGTAAGGTCGTCGATATTGTGACCATCGCGTTCGAAAACACGTTCACGAAATTCGTCACGAGTTAAAAAGACCTGTGTTTTCATACTTACCATTGTACCAAAAAACCCCACACGTGGTGGGGAAAAGTGAGTACGTACCCGAAAGAAAAAAGTAGCGGGGGCGGGACTTGAACCCGCGATCTTTGGGTTATGAGCCCAACGAGATACCAACTTCTGCCACCCCGCGATATACTGAATCTAATAGAAATAACGTTTCATGTAGATATTTATATTACTATGAGTCGAACGGTTTTATTTTTGAAATTATTCGATTGCATTTTTCTCTCTTTGCCAGCGCATTTTTTGTTTTTGTGATAATTTTTCTTTAGTCTCTATTGATAATTTACGTCCTTTTAGACTATTTGATACAGCTAATCGATGATCGTCAGATAATTTTCTACCAGTTCATATTATTTTGATTTAGAGTTGTCTGTATCTTGTGCTTATCAGGTTCAACTGCTTGTCGCGAGTTTCTACCTTTCTATCGTTATAGTACATAATTATCAGAGCTTCTGGCTTTTTTGCCATCGATTTTGCTGTGATTGCCAAACCAATGATTCCCGTGAAGTAATTGGAAGTCAATAGGTCGAGTTTCAAGTTGCGCACTTCTACTCTGTCATTATCATAGAACATTGCAACCGTTTCGTACCCACAGACAGCATGAACGATTCCAGGAAAGTAATTGCTGGCGATCAGTTCTTCAGTTTCAGTTCTCACTTCCAATTTCGAACCTTCTAAGTACACGACTTGGCAGGTTGTGATCATTGCTATCGTTAAGAATGCTAAAGTCAACAGGAATCGTTTCATGCTGATGGGTTTTAGAAGACCAGTGAGGTCCTGAAATTACGGTGAATCGCTTCGGAATCCGAAATGAACAGGATGACGTCCTGATTGACTACAATCGGTTCCTCTTCTGGTGCTTTTTCGCTGGGCAATTTGATTGGTGCGGCAGTTTCGCAAAGCCTGGAAGCTCTTTTTTTCTTTGCGAGCTTAGGATCGACTTCAAGAAGTTGAGCCTGGTAACGATTCAGACCCTCGGCATTGATTTTAACCTTGATGAGTCTCTCGTCGAGCACGTCAAAGATCTCGCCGATGTACTCGTTATTGATGTAGAAGCTGTAGCCTTCCTCGAATCCACGGTGAGGGCTCACTTTCACTGCCGTCATTAAAGGCAGGGTAGATTTTTGTGCTCCGGTTTCCTCGTCAACCAGGAAAATATCGAATTTTCCGGAGATCTTACTCACGTTGAATATGTCGGCGAATGCATCCGGTTTCTGATTGTGAATGTTCACTTCCTGGCATATCGTTTTCACGATGTCGACGGTGATCATTTCCAGAAGCGAAACGAATCGGATGATGTCGTCCGTGTATTCCTTATGAACCAGGCAATCGTTTATGATTTCCATGATTGCGGTGGTGCTGAGGTCCTTGAACGTTTTCAAGTAACGAATACGCCCCGGTCTCTGTATCAGGTTCTTGTTGATGTACAGGGAATTGGTGGTAAGAATGAAGACCCGCTTGTGATCTGAATTCATTGCACCGTCCATGATGGACAGAAGCGTGTGATTTTCCTCGAATATCTTCTCGTACTCATCGATGAAGATGATGATGTCCTGTGGAATGCTGTTGAGGTACTCTGCTCCACCCTCGATGTACTTGCCGACGATGATTACGGGCAGGTTCAGCTCGTTGCACATTACTTTTGCGGTGACGGTCTTTCCGGTTCCGCGGGTTCCGTTCATGAGGATGCCCAAGTTGCCAGGAACTTCGGTGAAGGTCCTTTTCACTCTCTGAATGAAATTTTCCTCAAGATCGTAAACCTTGTAATCGAAGGAGAACGAATCTGCGATTCTCAACAGGTACATGTTTCCCAGAGGATCGACTTCCAGCGTGAACACTTCGTTCGGTAGAGATTTGTGACTCACGCCGAAGCTTCTAAGCCAGAATGTCTGATCGTTCTGAGCCCAAATCTTTCTTGATCTTTCTTCCACTGTTATTGAGTTTAGAGATTAGCGTTTCATGTAATCAGGGATGAAGATTTCCCGTCCCAGGTCGACGAACTGCAAAGTTTTTCCGGCAAAAGCCAGCGAGCGAACTTCGTCAGTGAACGATCCGGCGTAATCTGTGGAATGTGTTTTTATCCACCTGTGATTCATGTGCTCAGAACGGTTGATCTTGATGATTGGAGTATGATCGAGAACAGTCTCGTACACCGTGATCGGAGTTCCATTCACCGAGACTGATTCGCCGACGTACGTCAGGCTTTCCGCGGTGATGTCAATTCCGGTTTCTTCTTTCGTCTCACGAACGCACGCTTCCTTTTTCGAAGCGTCTTCTGCGTCCACCTTTCCACCTGCCAAGCACCAACCGAACGGCTGTTTTGCTCTCAGTAAGAATAGGGTCTCTCCCTTTTCGTTGATGATGCGGTTTACTACTGCTGTTTTCATTTTGATTCGAGTATTTCTATTTTGTAATCGATTTCTCTTGAAAATTGAATGACGGTCTTTTTGATATTGCCATCTTCTTTGTCATGGATCAGAATGATTCCGTTGTTGTGAAGCTCGTACCTGCTTACGGTGTTGTACAAATCGCAAAGATAGAAATCTCCAGAACTAGTACCAGTTCTCTTGTACAAGTTTACGGTTATCATGTGATTTGAATTTGAGTAATTACTATACCACAAACGGTTGGTAATCGGTTTCGGTTACTCCACGAAGTTCAGCTAACATGTTCTGAGCTCCGTTGTAATTCCATGAATGAATGATAACGATTGGTGGAGGGTCCTTCATCTTTGCTATGAACTGAGCTACCTCGTAACCCGTGTTCTTTCCGCTTTGTTGGTAGACCTTTCCTCCGAGATCATGGTCCAAGCTTGCCAGGTCGAACTTGATCTTTTTCAACAGGGCAATGGCTTCAGTTGCGGTTTCCGCGATGCTAAGTTCGTGGTTGGTGTCCCATCTCTTTTTGATGACATCGATTCGATTGTGATCGTCATCGAGGAATAATATTTTCATTTCAGTCGTTATTTTAGCAGATCAATCTTACCCTTTTGTACGTCCTTCCATCTGCATTGTTTGTTCGTTGTATGATCTATCACGATTCCGTCAACGACCCGGTACGTTCTCTTCCTTAAACCTCTTCCTCCTTCTCCGATCTGATCGTTTCGACGATTCCGTACCTTTTCTTCGTGCTCGTTAGTCGCAATCGACTTCAGCTTTTCTTCTAACAGTCGATACGCGAATTCCTCGTTCTTTCCCTGATTCCTTGTCTCCTCGCATCTTACTTGTATTCCTGTTGGTACGTGAGTCAGTCGATAATTTCGAGTCATTGCCTCCCTCAGAAGCTCTGATCTCTAACTTAAGCTGTTTCATTTTGTTTGGCTTTTTTCAATTCACATAAAAAAACCGGAGAATATTGGAAAGAGTTGTTTTTATTTGCAAAAAAGCGGATTCAAACCGCTGACTTATTGTCCCCAAAACAATTGCCCTATCAGCTGGGCGATTTTCGCGAAGTAACTCTACTCCCTTACTACCGGATTTCTTCATTCATTTTCAAACCATGAGTTTGAAGGTTCGCAGGTGATTCAACAACTGCCCGTTACTCGTCCATTCTGCGTACCCATCAGCTTTTTGATAAGCTTCGTGTAAGTTCAGGGCTTTCACGTAAAAGTGTAGAACTTCACCACTCGTAAGGGTGATGTCTACCAGCCAATACTTGAGAGGCTGTTTCGGTTTTTCAGTTTGTGCTTTCATATTGTCAGAACGATCTGACCCTACGAACTGTTGATTCTCTTCATGGTTTTTTAATAAGTTTTTGGGAGAATATTGCAAGGGCTTGTGCCTTTCGGCGTTCGGCCGGAGTTGAACCGGCGATCCATTGTGTTGCAGACAATTGCTTAAACCAACTAAGCTACGAAGTATCCCTACGCGTCGCTACCCAAAATATTTTTAAGTCTTCAAAGAACAAAGAAACCGTCGACTACTTATCGAGGACCGTTTTCAACTTCTAATGTACGGTGTCTCCCTCTAATATGTACCTCCAATTGATTCGGCAACGCATTACTGCGCCTAAGCTACCTACAGTCTCACCTTTTCGGGCCAACAGCAGTCCCTGTTGTTTATCTTACACCCACCTCGTCAGCGGTTTCAAAAGATTATTTATTTGAGGAGTAGTCAGAATTGAACTGACAATCCGATTCAGCTTTTCCGAAGCCTTACTGACTTACCTAGAATTTCAGCAGGTTCTTCGGGACCGTTTCGGCCCTTGTACTCCATGAAAAAACGAGGCCGGCCTGGAACCGGCCTCAGTTAGTGAATGATTAGATTACGATCTTACGTACCTTGTCCAGGTGGTATGTAGGATTGAACTCGGTGTTGGCGATGTCGTCGAACATCGAGAAGCCGTAACCGTAGTAGAAACGGACCTTGTCGCCGATCAGCTGAGTCGTGCCGTAGGATGCCATGTCCACGGAGTAGACGTATGGTTCGCCGACCTTCCTCAGGTAGTTGGTGTACGAAGAGTACGAGCTTCCACGGTTGCATTCGTTGTCAGAGAGGATGAATACCCTGTCGTACAGTTTTCCGGAACGTGCTGCCAGATCCCAAGCGGTGCCTAGGTTGGTTCCGCCAAGGTCAGCATTGAACGACCTTGCGATCGAGAATACATCCTGGTTGAAGTTCCATGGAGTGTAGTGAGCAGTCGATCCGAACTGGATAACGTCCGCATTGGTTGCCTTCGCGATAGTTGCTCCGATCAAGGATGCCTTGTCAGCACATGACGTAGAGTACTGGACCTTCCTGTTAGGGTCGACCATCCTGGTAGTCATGGAGCCGGACCTGTCGATAATGACGAGGTTCCTTCCTGGCAACGCTTCCGCGAGGTTAGGAACGGCTGCTGCGTAACCGATCAACAGAGCCTGTGCGATCTTCCTTCCGTCCATCTTCGAGCCGAATTCTGCGAGCAGAATTTCACCGGCCATGTCGATCTGGTAAGGCATGATCTTTGCCTGCCTGATAAGGTTTGGGTCCGACAGAACCGCGCACAGCTTGTCAATCGTCGCACGATCGGAGACCGTGTTCAGAATGCTTCTGATGTTACGCAGAGCTGCGAGAGTACCGAGCTTACCTTCGGTCAACAGAGCTCCCCAGTTTTCAGCCTTAGCTTCCTTGAGGATTTCTGCACCTTCGGCCTTGGTGATCTTGCCTGCCTTTACGGCCTTTGCAACTTCCTGACCTGCGTCGGAGTTTGCAACTTCCCAGATGTCGGCGGATACGGCCAAGCCCTTGATTACGGCATCGATTGCAGATACCCTTTCGCCCTTGAATTCGACGAGTGCCTTCGACTGCTTTGGGTCAGGGTGAACGAGGTTGATAACGTCGATCAAAGCTGACTTGTACTTAAGGATCGAGTATGCGTCGAGCCTTTCGATTGCATCAGCGAAACCCTTCTTCATTGAGTTCGTTGCCTTCGTTTTGTTCATAGCCGAGAAACAGGCGATAATTTCGGCCATGTCGTCTGGCCGGAAGATCGTTCCGCCGGACTGAGTCTTCTTGTTCCACAGTGAGTAGAACCTCTTCGCCCATTCGAGACCAGCGCAGTAAGGAGCGAGGTAGCTTGCTGCGAGGTGGTTGATAGACCTCATACCTTCACCAACGCAACGTGAGTACACGATGCACTGAGCGGTTAGGTAAGCGTCTTCCTTTGCACAGGCAGTGACGAGGCCCTTGAGTTCCCTCATGGTTTCATTTTCTGACCTGTAGAACTGGTTTTCCAGCTTCAAGGTGTTGAGCATTGTGATCAGTCTCAACCACTTGTCGATCGCATAAGCCGCGTGGCCCGAACGATTGACAGTGTTAGGCGTAGGAACTGCGTTAGCAGCTACTAACTTCGCCTTAGGTGCCGTCTTGACAAGCTTAGTACGAAGATTTGCGTTTCTGAATTTTGTCATTTTAGTATCGGTTTTTTTAGTTTGTTTACTTTACTTTTTTTACTACTCATTGGTCTCTTCGCGCGAAAATATTCCAACTTGAGGTCCCAATCGGATTCGAACCGATGTCTTTGGTTTTGCAGACCAACACCTAACCGCTTGGCTATGAGACCATTTTATTAAATTTTTCTATCCTTTTTCTTCCAGGTCCTTGCGAATGACCTTCTTATCGATCGTCCGTCGCTTCGATGCCGTGAACCTCTTCCAAAACCCACGAACGTGCCCGGCCCATTCGCCGTTGATGATGGAATTTGCCTTGTTTCCTACCCTGAGCTTGCTCATGTGATGATAATTTAATTGTACCCCCGGGGAGGGTCGAACTCCCGGTCTCAGGTTCCGCAAACCCACGCTTTTTCCTCTAAGCTACGGGGGCCGATTGCTGGTGATTAAAATTCATTTTCCTTCCACGGATCCAGCCTAAAAGCAAATACTGATCAATGTCTTTTTTTTTGATTAATTTACTCTTATTTTCATTATGAATCCAGATTTTTCCGTATTGCGAATTTTTTTTTCCTTTTTGCGATACTGAATTCGCTTCGCCAATATGCTTTCGATGATCGTTTTTTAATTTTTTTCCTTTCCACGACGGTGGTGAATACTCGCCATCTACTATTTTTTTCTTCATGGTCATAGAAAAATTAGAAGCTCTCTTCTTTTCGAATTCGGGATCTTCTTTTCTTAATTGTACAGATCGAATGGTCGCATTTACTGTTATATCATGTTTTTGCTGTATACTCCAATCTGCATAATTACGATTTAATCCGCCTTTTCCGCCTTGCATAAGATTCATGCATAGCGGATCATTCAAAAGATCTGAATTAACAAGTTGAACTTCTCTGATTTTTAATTCTTGTCTATTTTCTAAGAATTCTAATATCTCTTTTGAATGATTCGTTTTGCCGTGTTTATTGATCGACAACCAGAGCTGTTTACCGCTTCCAATGTACCCATCTTCTAAGTTCGAAGTCGAATGCATACCTATGTAATATCGACCTGTCACATTACACGTAGTCTTGTAGATGTAATGATAATTGTGTTGTTTTCTTGACATTTCGTCTTGATGTCTTTAATTTATTTATAAGACATCTGGTACAAAATAGTCACGGTACGCTCGGAGGGATTCGAACCCACGTTTTCATCCGCTATGCGTCTCCGGTTTCGAGGACCGGGCCAATACGAGCGCGTGTGTTCCAGGTGGGATTCGAACCCACATTCGTCCATTATGCGCACTCGGTTTCGGAGGCCGGGTCAATACTGGAACGATAGATGTAGTGCGCCCACAAGGACTCGAACCCCCAACCTCATGAGTAAGGGTCACGAGCTCCACCAATTGAGCTATGGAGGCGATTACTGTAATTTGAAAACGTTGTAACCTTTATATGTGGAATTCGTTATCCACATTGGAAGTAGCCCGTTTTCTTCAGCGACTATGTCAAGAACTCTCCTTTTTATTCTGGCATTTTCGATGTAGCGCTGCCAGCGTTTCCCCAAAAATGGAGCTAAATTTGAGCTCTTAACTTCGAGCAAATACGAAAAATCTGAAGTCCTTACAACAAAATCAGGTATGAATGTTGAAACTGTACCCTGACAATTTTGATACTTCGTTTTGATTTTAGTGTTTCGTTCTATCGATATTACTTCGTATTGCTTACAAAGATTCAAAAGAGCGAAGTATTCCAGTTTAGAATCGCATCGAATTGAAGTTCCGTTGAAATCGTAAGTGCAATGAATTCCGTACCCGTTTATGATGCCGTTTTCCATTGCTTTGATTCGAATTTCGGACAGTTTATTTCTGAACTGCTCGTTTTTTGACAAATATACGGATGAACATGATTTTGAACAGAATTTTCTTTTGCGTTTCGACCAATCTACTTCAAATTCACGTTGACAATTTTTGCATATCAATTTAACGTTTGGATGTTTATGAGCCTTTAGACTTTCGCTTATTTTTTTATTACGCGCGTTCCTATTATTTTTGGAGCTAAATGATCTGGCGCAGGTTCCGGAACAAAATCTTCCGCTTCCGTACATTTCATCATGTTCGATTTGACAGTTTTCACAAAGCTTCATCAGTTCGATTTTTTGGTTATTTATATTCGAACTGCAAACTTTACCCTGTTATTGTGCGTTTATTCGGAGTTGAACCGACTAACCTCGATTAAGAGTCGAGTGCATGACCGCTCTGCCATAAACGCGTTTGTATTTTTTTGTTGTAGCCCTAATTGTTCTATCGAGTAGCCCAACCAGGAATCGAACCTGAATCTATTGTTTAGAAGACAATCGTTCTTATCCGTTGAACTATTGGGCCGTTTTTTGTCTTTGTGCTACTGCTGAGACAACATCGAGTCCGAAATCTCGCAATTCTACCGCTTCGCAAAAAGAAACGTTTTTCAGTTGATCTTGATGCCTCTCCGCGTATTCCACGGATGAGGTTAGTCTCTTTCCAAGAGCTCGAAATTCCGGTAACAAAAAGGACGGAAGGTCTTTTCCTTTTTTCATACGAGCTTCTTTACTTCCTCGATCGCCTTATCGACCAATGAGATTCGCTTGTCCGCCTCGTCCTCGTCGTACCATGCGTAAGCATTGCCGTGACCTTTGTGCGGACGGTACCGGTTGAGCTCCGGAAGAAACGGAAGCGATCCGTTATCATCGGCATTTTCGATCTTCATCTTCTGTTTAATGATGTTGCACATGAAACCGACGTCAAGTCTTTTTGGCCTTATACTTGAGGAGTTGTTCGCGTAATTTTCTGTAGATCCTCAGCCGTTGCTTAGGCGTGAACCTGTTTTTCTGATTTTCATTTTTCAAACGGTTTGTCGATTATTATACCATTTAGTAGCCCTGCCGGGAGTCGAACCCGAATCTAAAGTTTAGGAAACTTCTATTCTGTCCATTGAACTACGGGGCCATTTCTTCGTCATCCTGCATCACCCCAGCGGGATGGATTGCAGCATGCTCATTGTTACCATCATCTTTGATTTTGCGGAGGTTGAGAGGCTCGAACTCTCGCGGCTTTTACACCCTACCTTCAGCGGCGGTGAGCACTGGATTCGAACCAGTGGACCGTCTTGCGACGATCGACAGTTTAGCAAACTGTTGGGTTAAGCCGGACTCCCCCAGCTCACCGAAAAAGATAAAGCAAAGAATATTGGGACAGCATATTTATCTAGCGCTCTACCGTTGAGCTATCGCGGCATATACCTTTCGACAATGAGTACCGCGAATAGGATTCGAACCTATAACCTCTCTCTTAATGGGAGAAACGATGCAACTGTTTCCATTGCTATTGCTTTATTCTGTTTGGTACAAAACGTACCGGAGGGTGTCCAATCGGATTCGAACCGATGCTAAAAGATCCACAAACTTTCGTGCTAACCGCTAACACTATAAACACCATGTAAAATAAAAACGAGAATGTAGACTGAGGGTGTTTTCAGTTCGGATCGAAGTAACCCTTTCTGTCTTGCTACGTTTTTGTACCCACAGTCGGACTCGAACCGACATGCCTTTCGACACTGGTTCCTAAGACCAGCCTGGCTACCTATTACAGCATGTGGGCATTTTTATTTCAATGGTTTCAATTTGTACTTCTTCACGAATTCGTCTCCGATTTCTTCAGTCATGTAAATGAATAAAAAGTAATCGAAACCGTCCTTATGTGCCATTGTGCATCCACCAACCTCGTAGTACGTTTCGTACTTTGTCCAATCTCCATTTTCCTGTTTGACATAATGTCCTACTGGATTCTGTTCTTTTCTTCGTTTGATGAATACCCAGTGCATTGTTGATTCTGAAAAAATCTTTAAGAGATCGTCGAACGATGTTGGATCCGACACTCTGCGATAGTTTTCATCCTTACGTTCGATAAAAACATCGAGCGCTTGATTTCTGCATTCTCGCATTATCTTTTCGTGATCTTTAGTTAGTCTGTAAAAATCGTCCATTTGCTTTTTATTTTTCTTATACTCAGTACTCATAGTCGGACTTGAACCGACACGTCCTTAAGAACACTGCGCCCTGAACGCAGCGCGTCTACCAATTCCGCCATACGAGCATTTGGTATGTATCTAAGGGGAGAATCGAACTCCCACGTTCTTTCGAACATTAGGTCCTCGGCCTAACCGGTCTACCAATTCCCGCACTTAGACATATTATTATTTTTCTTTGATTTCTATTTTTTCCAATCGCTCCAAATCAATTATATCTATAACACTTATGGTAATCGAACAAGCTTAAAAAATAATTCGGCCTCGGAGAGAGCCTCCTACTCTCTTCCATCACTGTCATTACGGACAGTTAAAACGTCTCGAAAAGCCTCGTACGCGCACCGCCTTCCGACTTGTCAGTCTTTCAGCTTGTTATACTACGCTTCATTGAACGTTAAAGGATAGCTTCTTATGCAATCCGAGACCCCAGTCGCCGGTTTTTACCGACCGACCCGCAGAGGCCGGCCAGCCGTTAGCGGCTCCTGGATTTTGTTAGGATCTGCGGTCCTAACAACTTTACTTTTTGTGCGGAGGGTGTGGGGTTCGAACCCACGAATCAGCGTTGCCGACTAACGGTGTTCGAGACCGTCCCGTTCAACCACTCCGGCAACCCTCCGTTATTTCAAAGCGGAAGAAGGAGTGCACGATACTCAAGCGGTTTCCCGCTCCCTCGGTTTTCAAGACCGTGACCGGGCCTGCCCCGGCTTCATCTTCCATATAGATTTTTAAAATCTTTTCGGACCACTTCCGAATTTTTTGTTTTGGTTGCCCCCGGGGGACTCGAACCCTCAGTCATCTGCTCCAAAGGCAGACATGTTACCTTTACACCAGAGGGCAATTATTTTATTTTTCTCCCAGCCGTCCAACCTAGTTCTTCGTATTTAGAAAAATCTTCCTTCTTTATTTTGATAGAAATAGAATCCTTTACTATCCACATTTTACCAAATTGCGAATTTTTAGTTCCGGCTTGTTTACCTTTATGCATTTTTAATTTTTCAATAGTTTCTTCTGTATGCGTATGCCCAGCAAATGAAGGAATGTGTCGATTTTTTATATTTTTCAACGTTTCTATAACCTTCGGTAAAAGAGTTTCCCTATATTTTGGGTTTTCCCATCTTTTTTTTGCATGCTGTGATCGCATTTCGCTAGTAAAATTCTTAAAACCTATACCGTTTCCGTCGCTTCCACCGCCAATAATCAGATTCATGCACATTGGATCATTGAGAAGGTCTGTATTAACTAATTGAGTTTCTCTATCTGTCAAGGCTTGTCGATTTTCTAAGAACTCCAAAATCTCCTTAACGTGATTCTCCTTGCCATGTTTATTTATGGACAGCCATAGTCTTCTACCACTTCCGATGTACCCATCTTCTAAGTTTGAAGTAGAGTGCATTCCGATGTAATATCGACCGGTAATTGTGCATGTAGTTTTGTAAATGTAATGGTACTTATGTTGTTTTCTTGCCATTTTGTAACCTCACTTTTGATTATTTATCTGAGTGAGGGTACAAAATAGTCACGTGTTGCCCCATTAGGATTCGAACCTAAAATCTTTTGATCCAGAGTCAAACGCGATAGCCGATTACGCTATAGGGCAATTTGTATTGGCGCAGATTGCAAGGTCGTTAGCCACGCTCCTTCGGAATGGTAGTTCCGATATGCCACACGGTCGATCATTCCGTATACACCTTTTCTGCATGTAAGCGAAAAACGAGAATCGAACTCGCGACCCCAACGTTGGCAACGTTGTGCTCTACCAGCTGAGCTATTTTCGCATTGGCATTAGTCGTTTCGTAATTGGGCTTCTGTTTCTCATCTAACATTTATCTTCTACGAAGCTTTACGTTTTTTCCATGATTCTTTTGTGCTTTGCCGACGTAAAACGGAGTATCTTCATCAAATAAAAAATAAACGTAAAACTTCATAGCTTTTTCTTTTTGGTTATTTACACACCAAAAAATGAAAAAATGCCTCAACCCGACTATCATTGAGCTGCTGACCCTCTAAGTCTGTTTGAGTTGCACCAATGTCGTAAGGCGTCTTTCGACTCCGACAACCAGCAAAGGTGGCACCAATTTCCTCAGTTTCCCGCGTTAGATACTTTCGACCAATGTTCTGAGCCGTTAAGGTGAATCGAACACCTGACATCCAACCTACCAAGTTGGCGCTCTACCGTCTGAGCTATAACGGCATTATGTACCCATAGTCGGAATCGAATCGACACTTGTACCCACCATGAGATTCGAACTCATACTATACAGGTTTTAAGTCTGTTGCCTCTACCAATTGGGCTACGCGGGCAAGTTATGCGGAGAGAACAGGGCTCGAACCTGCACCGCGACGATGTCGCGGAACGGCTTTCCAAGCCGCTGCAGTACCATTATGCTTACCTCTCCGAATACCAAGCGTACACAACCGTTATACGTCGCATCCGCACAGTTATCTGCAGTTCTGTGTTTCAACGCTCGGAATTGAACCGAGTCCTCCTGGGTGTACCGACTGGGGATTTTGAAACCCCGACCTAATGATTATGATTCATTTGTTCTGCCTCTGAACTAAGTCGGCATAAGGAGCAGCCTCAGCTAACACGGCGAACCGTTCTTTTGGAGTTAACCTCTGGCTGCATTTATATGATTCGTCCCTTTTTCCAACCGTTTGGAATAGGTGAAGATTTTTGTATTTTTATATTTTTGGAACCGTCTGTTATCCATTGAGTTCCAAATTGTGAATTATTAGGGCCTACTCTTAATTTCGCTTTTTTTGACATTTTTTCCTTAGTTTCTTCCGAATGTTTTCTCCCAGAAAAACCAAATGTATCAGAGTCCATAGCAGTTTTTTTCAAGCTATCAGAAACTTTCTTTTTATATGTTTTATCGGTTTTTAATTTTTCAACGTGTCTTTTATTTAGCAATTGAAAAACTTTTTTACCTCCAGCTTTATGGAATTTTTCTGCATGCTCTTTCGACCATAATCGACCGCCGCCCTCTCCTCCAGCTTTCATATTCATAGAAAATTCGTCATTTAGAAACTGTTCGTTTACTATTTCAGATTCACGCTTTGCTAAAGATTCTCTATCTGGCAAGAATTCGAGTATTTCTACTTTATGATTTTCCTTTCCATACTTTTTGAGAGAATATCTCAATCGTCTGCCACTTCCCATGTACCCATCTTCTAAGTTTGAAGTTGAATGCATCCCAATGTAGTAACGACCAGTTACTTGGCAAGTCGTTTTGTAAATGTAATGGTGTTGTTTGCGTGGCATTTTTGTACTGATGTCTTTTGATTATTTATACGACATCAGTACAAAAATGACCAGATGTAGCGGGAATAGGATTCGAACCCATGTTCTCTTTCGAGTTATGGCTTATGAGACCCCGCTGGTGGCCATCTCCAGTCGACCCCGCAATGAGGAGATGGTCAGAATCGAACTGGACTCCTCTGGTTTTTCAGACCAGCGCTTCTACCAAGTTAGCTTCATCTCCAAATACGTAACCTAAATTGCTACTAGCCATCCCGGTCCCAGGTTCGGGGCTTAAGACTAAGGTATGTGTCACTGTCACCCAAGGTTACGTGTGTGGAACCACTCGGACTCGAACCGAGATCATACTTCGCGTCTCCACTTTGTAAGAGTGGGATGTTTATCCAGTTACACTATGGTTCCTTTTAATTCCTCTATCTTACGTAAGAGGTATTCTTTTCCTATTTTTGTGTTAGGATTTTTCCAATCTATTCGTATCACCGTAAAACCTAACGATTTTACAAATTCATCTCTGATTTTGTCACTCTTAATTCTATCTTCGAATTTGTGTTGACTTCCGTCGATTTCCAAATTCAGTTTGCCACCTATTAGGAAATCTAAGAAATACGTTTTTCTACCATTAGTTAATCATATTGTATATCTTAAGTTGTTATTTTATATACTATATGATACGTTAGTTACTTTCTAACTCGTTCTTTTTTTACTTTATTTAAAATGTCCAATCCTTTAAGATTGGTAATGTAGTCTTGTACCAATTTAAAATTTACAGTAGAATCAG